ATGAGATATAAGTTACTAGCAGGTCACGAAGCACTACAAGTAGGTTCAGGAAACGGAAGTAATTTCGCTTCTTCTACAGTGGTAAGAGTATATAACTCCGACACACAATTTAGATTGGTTTCAGTAGAAACTTCTGCTAATGTGTTAATCGGTAATATGCACATTGCACCAGGTGGTTCAGTAGATATAGAAAAGAATCCATCAGATGAACTATTCATCGATGGTGGTGCAGTATTTGGTACCGCAGTAGCAATTAACGCATAGGTAAAATTATGAAAACATTTAAAACATTTTTAGAAGAAAACAATATCGTAGGATTCCAAGGTGCTGGTCTATCCTCTGAGGCCATTCCACATGATATTGAAGACAGCATTGTAAAAGACAAAATCAATGCTATACTTGGTCACGTTGCAGTGGCTGAGTTTTTAAACCCAAAAGCAGCAGTCGCTCAGATGGAAGCAAAACTTAATCAATTAGGTTTATTCAGATCAAATGTTCCATCATCTGACCCAAGAAACGAATCAGCAGACGAAGCAGACTTCAGTGCTGATAGAGGTCAATTCTCATTAAACTTCTCACGTTATGGTGAAATCGTTGGTAAAACAGTTGATACACCAATCGATGAGATTGAAAAAGAAGAATACGTAGTAGAACTTAACGTTAGATACGAAAAGTTAGACACAGGTTCTTATAAAGTTTACGGCGCTTTAGTATAATGAGCAGACAACTACTCGAAGACATTCGATCAAAACTCATAGAATATTCAGGTAGACCTGAACCAGATTTTAATGATAAAGAAATGTCTGAAATTCAAAAAGTGATGTCTAGAGCAGTTGGCAAGAAAGTCGACATGGGCATGAGTGATATTAGTTATCATACAGGTGGTATGGACTTCGGTGGTGAAGGACAATATGACATAGTTGTAGGTTCAAAATCCGACAACGGTAAACCTCCCTATGATATATCTGTTGTAGATAATGACTCTGGAAATGAGGTTGAAAGAAAATCTGCCAGAGATTTTAAAGGTGTGTTAAAACTTGTTACCACACTTGCTAAAAAACATAAAAAAGGGTTAACAAGTTAATAACCTTTTCATCTACACCTATATAAAGGTGTAAACAACATTATTATATTATGGGTCTATTTGACAAACTCACAGCAAAAAACTTTAATGCATATGCGATGAAGCATTACGATGATCCTCAATGTGAGGACATTGAAGATTTCCAAGAAGATTTACGCCGATTCCGATATTTAAAACGATTATTACATAGATACCATGAGAATGGCGAACTACGTGAGCGTCTAATGCTCAATCACATTATCTGTTTATTCAACGTATTTGGTTTTGAACCATGTATGAGAATGTTAAACTTTAAGATTAAAGACAAAACACACTGGTCATCGATCAAAACAATGTTGATTTATCTCGGTCTTATCAAAGAAGACTGGATGGCGGAAGTGCCATTAGACAATATACTAATCGAAAGACTTAGAGAATTGTGATGCTGGATTAGCTCAGCAGGTAGAGCAGCTCACTTGTAATGAGAAGGTCGGGAGTTCGATTCTCTCATCCAGCACCATTTAGATAGCATAAATAGAAGTATGGTAGGAAGAGTAGTAGATAGTTTAATTGTATTCAGAATTCTTAAGATGTTGACAACGCCTTTTGAGAAGACACAGGCGTATAAGTTTGGTTTTATAGACAAAAAAGGCAATAGAATTAAGAAATTGCCTGATCCAGACAATCCAAACATCACAGTAGAAAACAATCCTTTCACAAAAGCAGAAAAGAATTCACTCACACCACTACACAGATTAGTATTCAACCTTAAAAAACTTATAGAAAAACTGCCATTTGGCAAGACTGCATTCGCTTCGTATGCAGTAGCACTAGCATTACTTAAAGAAGAAACAACATTAACCTCTGATCAGATGGATGATCTATTTGAAAAGTTCTATAGATTGATAAAAGAGGCAGACGTTGTTACACCTGAAATGATATCAGAGAGTGTTAAAGTTGGTAAACTATACGAAGACAGACCTTATAGATTAAGAAGACAAATAAAACAAAATTTTGATGAGATTGAAGAAATCAAAATTTATCCTGAGAAGACAGAAGTTGTGAACGTTAGAGAACACAGTATGGGATTCGGTATTATGATCTATCAAGGTGATATCGGAGAGGACAAAATATTGTTCACAGCAGAAGATGTTTATTGAAGAAATACTAAAAGTTGATACTCTTACATTCAAAGATCAAAGTGATCTAAAGAGAGCAAAATACGAAAAACTTAAAATCTTCCATGATGGATGGCAGAACATAGTATTACCTGCACCACCTAAAAACTCTTCATCACAAGCAAAGAACGAGATAAACGAAATCAAAAAAGAATACGATGGTCAATCTAAACAAGACAAGATTGATTATATCAATTGTGATAAAGATGCATCATATTACATCAAAGAAGTACTATTAGACAACAACTACGATTTCGATGAAGACACAATCGAAATGATAGAGTCACAATGTACACCAATCATTAGACACTATAAAAATCATTTCAATAGACCAAGACCTTATCAATTAGCAGAGGCCTTGGGAATTGACTTTAAGAGATATGAGACAGACACAGCAAGTACACCATCGTATCCTTCTGGTCATACAGTACAACCTTACGTGGTCGCAAATTACTATGGTAAATTATATCCAGAGATCAGAAGTGAACTACGAGATGCAGCTGACATATGTGCATTCGGTAGAGTAATTGCAGGTTTACATTTTCCTAGTGATTACAGAGCAGGCATTATGTTAGCAGATCAACTTGCGGAATTCATTAAGTACGAAGACCTTAGAGAAGATGCACCTGTCAACTCCACAGGAGCGGCAGTTGCTACAGATCAACCTCTTGTTAGAAGTCGATCTAAATATGTAAAGAAGAACAGAAAAGATTCTGAAACACTTTACAGAAAGTTACGTACTTACCTATAAATTATGTTAAAATTCCTGAATTACTTAGCCCTACTTACCTCTCTAGCAATTGCAGGTATAGCAGCCTATTTCTCAATTATAGGTATGGCAACTATGTTTGCAGGTGCATACATCGGAACAATAGTAATGATGTCAGCATTAGAGACAGGTAAACTTGTCACTGCGGCTTATCTACACCTTGCATGGGAAAAACTCAACTATTTAAAATACTATTTACTTGCATCTGTAGCAGTATTGATGTTAATTACATCACTTGGTATATTTGGTTACTTGTCAAAAGCGAATATTGAAGTTAACCTAGTAGGTGATGGTAACAATTTAGAGTTGTCGATACTAGATGTTCGTATTGGTGCAGAAGAAGATAAGATTACAAGACTACAAGAAAGACTCTCAGGACTCGACCTGGTCGTCACCACAGGGCGTCCACAAGATAGAAACTATATCAATAGACAACAAAGAGATGAAAGGGCTCAGATCGCTGAAGACATTGATGCCTCAGTGGCATTGATAACTCAGTACACTGAAGAAAAACTTCCTATTCAGAGACGACAACTTGAACAGGATTCTAAGATAGGACCAATCAAATATGTTGCAGAAGTCATATATGGCGAAGAGGAAGTTGTCAAGTATCTTGACAACGCTGTCCGCTGGGTGATTTATGCGCTAATATTTGTATTTGATCCACTGGCTGTCCTGTTACTAGTCTCATCCACAGGTATGATTGCTCGTAGAGTAGAAGAGGAAAAACCTAAAGTTGTTGAGAATAGATACGTCATCCAAGTACCCAAAAAGAAAGCAAAAAGTATATTGAAAACCTAGTCTACCAGTAGTATAATAGTATTCTATGCTATGGTTAGAACGTAAATACTTGTCCCTTGTTATGTCTTCACTAGACATGGCGAAGTGGACCAATGATAATACACTAAATCACAGGTGTCCATATTGTGGCGACTCTCAAAAGAACAAGTACAAGGCCAGAGGTTATCACTTCGAAGTAGATCAATCGTTTGTATACAAGTGCCATAATTGTGGCAAGACTACATCAAGTGTAAATTTCATTAAAGATCATTTTCCTGTACAACACAAAGAATACATCAAAGAGTGGTTGAAAGAGAGTGGTAAGGGGCGTAAAAAAACAGCCCAAAAAATGCCATCAAGTGATAAATTCAAGTTTACCCCAAGGCAAGAAAATCTAAATATAAAAGATAATTCACTAGTTGCTGTTGCAGTTCCAGTAATTGAGAAAGCAGTTGCAAGAAACTATCTCTTAGAGAGAGGCATACCAGAATTTAAGATGACAAATCTATGGTATGTCGACAATGCACAAACTCTATCATATCTTTCACCAAGATATAAAGACAGAGTTCTAGGCAATGATCCAAGAATTATTATGCCATTCTACGATGAGAATGGGAAACTAGTTGGTCTTACAGGTCGTGCCATTAACGGTTCGCCCTTAAGATATCTAACAATGAGGTTTCGGGATGATGTTCCACTCATCTTCAACATTGAGAACGTGGACAAAACAAAAACTATTTACGTCACAGAGGGGCCGATAGATAGTTTATTCCTACCAAACAGTATCGCAGTCGGTGGTAGTGATTTTAAAAAGATCAGCGATGATATAAAAGATAATGCAATACTTATATACGACAACGAACCTAGAAACGAACAAATCATAAAGAAATTAGAAGAGGTTATCTCTTTGGGTTATCGTGTCTGTATATGGAATGATAAACGTATTGCCGATTGTAAAGATATTAATGATATGATTTCTAGTGGCATATCAGAAATAGAAGTAAAACAAATTATAGACAATTGTGTTGTCTCTGGTCTTTCAGCGAGATTACAATTGAAGGAGTATAAACGTACATGAATTCTGAAATAAAGGTATTAAAATCTGATGGCGAAAAAGTCTCAATAGATTTAGATAAAATCCATAGAATGGTAGAGAAGGCCTGTAGAGGTGTTACAGGTGTATCTGAGTCATTGGTAGAAATGAATAGTGGTCTACAGTTCTATGACGGCATCACAACACAAGAAATACAAAAGATTTTAATCAAGTCTGCTAGTGATCTCATTTCACTAGAGTCGCCTAATTATCAGTTCGTTGCATCTAAACTTCTACTCTTTGCAATTCAGAAACAAGTCTTCAACACAAAATGGAAAGATGCAGAGATATATCCTGAACTTAAAGACTTGATAGAGAGAAACATAGAGAAAGGCGTATACGACCAAGAAATACTAGAATGGTATTCAGACGAAGAGTTAGACAAGTTAAACAAAGCCTTGAGACATAGTAGAGATTTTGACTTTACTTATGCAGGTTTACAGCAAGTTGTAGATAAATACTTAGTACAAGACAGATCATCTGGTCAAATCTACGAAACACCACAATTCATGTACATGTTAATTGCCATGACATTGTTTAGAAACTATGGTGAGAACAGACTAGATACAGTTAAGAGATATTACGATGCTATATCTCAATTTAAGATCAACATACCGACACCTATCATGGCAGGTGTCAGAACACCATTACGACAATTTGCAAGTTGTGTATTAGTAGATAGTGATGATTCTTTATCTTCAATTTTTGCTAGTGACATGGCTATTGGTCGTTATGTAGCACAAAGAGCAGGAATAGGAATCAATGCAGGTAGAATCAGAGGAATTGGAAGCAAAATTAGAGGTGGTGAAGTCCAACATACAGGTGTTATCCCTTTCCTTAAGAAATTTGAGTCGACAGTTAGATGCTGTACGCAAAACGGTGTTCGAGGCGGAAGTGCTACTGTCCATTTCCCAATTTGGCACCAAGAAATTGAAGACATCATCGTCCTCAAAAACAACAAAGGCACAGAAGACAACAGAGTCAGAAAGTTAGACTATTCTATTCAACTATCAAAACTATTCTATGAAAGATTTCTTAAAAACGAAGATATTACACTTTTTTCACCCCATGATGTGCCTGGCCTTTACGAGTTATTCGGAACCGATGATTTCGATGCAGAGTATGAGAGATACGAAAGGGCAACATCTGTACCAAAGAAAAAGATTAATGCAAGAGAATTAATTACCGATCTACTTAAAGAAAGAGCGGAGACTGGCCGAATCTATATTATGAATATAGATCACTGTAATTCTCATAGTAGTTTCCTAGACAAAGTAAACATGAGCAATCTTTGTCAGGAGATTACATTGCCTACTGATCCAATAGAACACATCGATGGCAATGGTGAGATTGCATTGTGTATCTTATCAGCAATCAATGTAGGCATAGTTAAAGAAGAAGAGTTTGAAGAGATATGTGATCTATCAGTCAGAGGGTTAGAAGAACTCATAGATTACCAAGAATATCCTGTAGAAGCGGCTAAGATATCTACACTTGCACGTAGATCACTTGGCATTGGTTACATTGGACTTGCACATTATCTTGCTAAGAACAAAGTAAAATACCACGAACCGAATGCTTGGCAGCTGGTACACGATTTAACAGAGAGATTCCAGTATTTCCTCCTAAAAAGTTCCAATAAGATTGCAGAAGAGAAAGGTGCATGTGATTATTTTGACAGAACAAAATATGCAGAGGGCATTCTACCTATCGACACATACAAGAACGATGTTGACGAACTAGTGAACTCAAAACTCCATATGGATTGGAAACAACTCAGAGCAAATATAAAAAAACATGGTCTGAGACACAGTACATTGTCAGCACAAATGCCAAGTGAATCATCTAGTGTTGTATCAAATGCAACAAATGGTATTGAACCACCTAGAGATTACTTGTCAGTGAAGAAATCGAAGAAAGGTACACTGAAACAGATTGTGCCTCAATATAGTATACTAAAGAATAGTTACACTTGCCTATGGGATATGCCATCAAACGAGGGTTATATCAATGTAGTTGCAGTGATGCAGAAGTTCTTTGATCAGGCAATATCAGGCAATTGGTCATACAATCCTGAAAATTACGAGAATGGTGAAGTGCCAATTTCTGTAATGGCAAGAGACTTATTGACAACCTATAAACTTGGTTGGAAAACATCTTACTATCAGAACACAATGGATGGTAAGAAAGAAGATGTAATCGAAGATACACCTAGTGCTGTCGATGATGCTGCTAATGTAATGTCTAAATATGAATCCAGTGAGGAAGAAGATTGTGAAGCGTGTGCCATTTGAAGAAAAGACAGTAAAGTATAAGAAACTAAACGAAGACAACAAATGGTTACGTGGTACAACCAATGAGAACACATGGAAGTTATGGAAAGATAGATACGTAGTCATACGTAATCTAATACCTCAAGACATCATAGACTATACCATGGATATATGGCGTGCTACAGAACATAGAGGTGACGTATTAGAAGTAGAAGAGTACGAGATAACTACTGGTGGGCCTGATGGTAAACCAGTATCACTGAAGAAATCTAAAGCAGGATATTGTACACCATGGGGTATTGCATTACACCAATATGTAACAACTGCCTTGCAGAGACACTTAGACATTGATCTAAGGCAGACATACTCTTACACACGTAGTTATGATAGAGGTGCATATCTAGGTTCACATTTAGATAGAGCGTCTTGTGAAATTAGTGCTACACTTTGTTTAGATTACAAAACAGATGACAATACGCCTTGGCCTATTTGGTTACGAAACGATGAAAACTTCATCACAATGGATAATCAACACGTCAAAGATATCACACAAAATCTAAATCATAGAGACAGAGAAAAGAACAATTGTAAGAAAGTGTTGTTAGAACCTGGTGATATTATGATGTATCAAGGGCCAAATATACCACATTGGCGTGACTATCTTGCAGGTGATTATAGTTACCATATATTTCTACATTGGTACAATGCAAATACTCACATGGCAGGTTTCAATGAATGGTATGATGATGAGGGTGTCAAAACTAGTGCCGCTAGACAACGATACTCAGCATTAGATTTTGATGGTAGACCAAACAGACTCATATCAAGTGACAAGAGAAGTAAACAATATCATGCCTTTCAAGCAGAATATGACAGAGATAAACAGGCACAGATAGATTTTGTAAATAACTATGATGAACTAGTGCTAGATGTAAAAGAGAATAAAGATGACAGTATTTAACAAGAACAACGTAGATTTTAAGAAGGCAAAACCATTCTTTGGTGAACCATTGAACACACAAAGATTCGATGAGTTCAAATATCCAATCTTTGACAAACTCACACAAACACAATTAGGTTTCTTTTGGAGACCTGAAGAAGTATCTCTACAAAAAGATAGAGCAGATTATCAATCACTAACCGATGCACAAAAACACATCTTTACGTCTAATTTACGATATCAAACCCTTTTAGATTCAGTTCAAGGTAGGGCACCGTCCATAGCATTTTTACCCTTTGTGACCCTACCTGAACTTGAGTCTTGTATTATCACTTGGGACTTCATGGAGACGATCCACAGTCGTTCCTATACACACATTATAAAGAATGTTTATGCTGACCCTAGTGATATATTCGATACAATAATAGACGAACCTGCAATTATCAAACGTGCTGAAATGGTTACAGAGAAATATGACGATTTCATTGCACTAGGCAGGCGAAGACTCTTAGGTCTAAAAGTTGACGACTATGATCTCTACAAGGCATTATATCTTGCCTTGATTAGTGTCAACATTTTAGAAGGTATAAGATTCTTCGTCTCTTTTGCCTGTTCATTTGGTTTTGGTGAACTTAAACTCATGGAAGGCAGTGCCAAGATTATATCATTCATTGCAAGAGACGAGGCTCAACATCTTGCAATATCACAACACATTCTAAAATGTTACAAAAACCATGAAAACGACAAGTTAATGAACAAGGTTATGAAAGATTGTGAACCAGAAGTTTACAAAATGTACGAAGATGCAGTACAACAAGAGAAAGAGTGGGCAGAATATCTATTCAAAGATGGATCAATGATTGGTCTATCAGTGCCTCTTCTTGGCAAATATGTAGAATACACTGCAAACAAAAGACTACGTGCAATTGGTTTGAATCCAATCTACGACATATCATCTACTAACAACCCTTTACCTTGGACTCAACACTGGTTCAACAGTAGAGGACTACAGAATGCACCACAAGAAACAGAGATAGAATCATATCTCATTGGTGGCATCAAACAAGATGTAACAGATGACACGTTTTCAGATTTTAAATTATAACATAGTATATTTCGATGATTTCGATATATGTGTTTGCCCTAAGAATGGTAGTTCGTCTATCATATATGCAAAGACAGTACTGTTAGGGTTACAAGATCAATCATTGCCATACTCTGGATTTCTAAACAAAGAGTTCAGAGAGGGCATGCCTAGACTGGCAGTGAGACGAGATCCAGTAGACAGATTTAGATCGGCAGTAGCACAATTACGTAAGTCCAATCAGTACGCCACAGTTGACATGGCGATCTCTATGGTGTCGGAAGGTGAGATTCCAGACGAGCATTTCATACCACAGAAGATCATTATGGGTGATATAGAGGCATATGCCGAGGTTATCCCCCTTGACCATTTAGACGATCTTATGATAAGGTTGGGCGTAGAAAATGAAGTGCATATTAACAAAATAAGAGAAAATATTGACTTAACAAATTCTCAAATTGAACAAATAAAAAACCTATATAAAATTGACTATGAAGGAGGTTGGCATGATTGAGATATATGGTAAAACACAATGCCCTTTTTGTGACAAAGCAAAACAACTTTGCGAAGCAAACGGCTATGCTTACGAGTACAAACAATTAGACGTAGACTTTACACGTGAAGAATTGTTTGAACAATTTCCAGGTGCTAGAACATTTCCACAGATCAGAATTGATGACAATAACATTGGTGGTTATACAGAGCTAGAACAATGGCATAAGAATGCACTAGGACCAGTAAACGTATGAGAAGATTCTATTTGTATTTACCAGCTGAACAAGACCAAGACGTTCAGTGTGAAAGATGGAAACATCTATTCAAACAAATAGACAGAGAGTTTTGTGAAGTCAGAGTCTATACATCTGGCTTAGACTTCCAAAAATCTCAAGCAAAACACCCATTACCATATGCTGTAGAGATTAAACCAAACAAAACTGAAGGCAAAAAGAAATCTTTCGAAAGTATGTGGAAAATGATAATGATTAACACAGGCAAGACAGACGAGGATTATATACCCCAAAATGATTAAAGTAAGATACTATTGTGATGAATGTCTCAATGAATTTGAAATTATACCTATTAACGAACCAATTGAAGAAGAAGATGAATTGACACCAAAGGTGTGTTCGTTTTGTTCTAATAAAGTGACAGATTTTTATTATGACGAATTTGATCCAGACGATTGAGTTAATCAAAAACAATCTCACAACCGATCTATTATCTAAGAGTTGGATAAACAAGAATGCCCAACAGAAGATGGCAGGTCACTGCTATCATGCATCAGCAGTATTACAAGATTTCTTTCCTGAATTAGACCTATACAGAGGTGTAGATGAAGAGGGTGAATATCATTGGTGGTGTCAAGACGGTGAAAAAATCATCGACATCACAGCAGAACAATATACTGAACGTGGTCTTACACCACCTTACAAAGATGGTAAGAAAGAACCACGCCTTGGTTTCTCATACAGAGATAAAGTACGTAAATTACACGACAGAGTTGTATCGGAGATGGAGGGCACCAAATCAGTGCCTTTTGATAACTTTTATGAATAGTCAGGAGAAGTACGTGAAATTCAATGACAACATAGTTGTAGATTTCAATGGTCGTATCAAAAACAAGAGACAAATAGAACAATACGTGAAGAACGTAATTCGTTATTTCATACCAAAACTACGTAGAGTAATCTATGTCAATATCAGTATCACTAACGCCTTAGAAGATAATTGTCTAGGGTTTTGTCTAGGTGATAAGAGAAACATAGAGATTGAACTGTCACGTACTTGTTTCAACAAACCAATATCATTTGAGCAACAAATGGTCACACTAGCACACGAACTAGTACATGCAAAACAGTTTTTAACTGGTCAACTATCGCCTAAACTAAGAAATTGGAAAGGCGAAACAAATGTCCATCCATACTCACGTAGCCCATATGAGAGAGAAGCATATAGAAAAGAGTCTTGGATATACGAGAACTTCTGGCAATAGTCAACAGTCCTCGTAGCTCAACAGGATAGAGCAACAGTCTTCTAAACTGTAGGTTGCAGGTTCGATTCCTGCCGAGGACGCCATTTTTTGCTTGACAAGGGGTTGACAATGACCCCCAAAAAATCGTAGGATATACATGATGAGTAATAAAGTTAAAAGAATCTTCGTTGACATGGATGGTGTTCTAGCCGACTTTCTAAAAGGCGTAGAACAACCTGAGTATATTGGTCACCCTTTGACCAATGATGATAAAGGCCATACAGAGTATGACGAGAGAAAAGAAGAACTAACAAACAAAAGACTATTTGCGAACTTACCTCCAATGGTAGATATGTATGACTTGATAGGGTATATCAAACACACTGAGTTACCATGGGAAATATTGACTGCTGCTGGTGTAGTCAACAGAGAGTTGGTAGTCTATGACAAACAAGAGTGGATCAAAAGATATGTAGATCCAAATGTAGTAGTGACTTGTACATATACAGGTACTCAAAAAGCTGCCTTTGCTATCGAAGGTAATGTTCTGATCGATGATCGACCAAAGAACATCAAAGCTTGGGAAGATGCTGGTGGTATTGGTATCATTCATACCAATGCAAGAGACACTATCGAACAACTAAAGACACTCCGTAGCGCAGAAGGGTAGTCGACAGAAATCGAGGAGAAGTAGCCCCCTCGACTCCGTTACGAAGTACACATTGTTGAACACTGCTGAAGAGTATTGGATGGAAGTAACAATGTGGTCCGAAAGGGTGGTCTAACTTTTCCTCACATGCGAGGTGTTTACTAGACCCATTCAAAACTTTGAAACATAATTTGCGGTCTATTTTTCGGTGTGGGAGTTTTGACTTTAAAGAAAACTCCCCTTTTTTTATACCTAAATATTGCCATGAGAAATGGTAATGATTTGTGTTTAGAGTGTGGTAGATGTTGTAATGGTGTCTATTTCAAATCTATAAAACTACTCCACGGTGATCGTATAGACTTATTCGATGTTACCTATACACCAAAATATCAAGGAGATTTTGTACTTTCATCATTACCATGTCAACAACTAAATCCAGATAACACATGTAAAATCTATGAAGATCGGCCTAAGGTCTGTAGAGACTTTCAATGTGTAATATTGAAGAGATATCTTGCAGAAGACGTTGATCTGGATACTGCACTAAATATGTTGGAAGAAGATGAAAAGGCACTATACGGAAGTCATGGCCTAATGTATAATGGTAAAGATACAAAATGAAGAAATTTATAGAATGGTTAAAGAGTTTATTTCAGACACGATATTTAATTACTGTATCGTTTAACTCTCAATATGGTGATGCAGACGATAGGAAGTTTATCGCTAAGAAAGTCTTTATACAGAAAGACAAACACCTAAAATTCAGAGACGAAGACGACAGAATTGTTGAATATCGCAGTGCAGCTGGTCTAAACTACATAATAGAGGACGTATAATGAATCAATTTTTTATTGGCATTATGCTTGTTCTTGGACTTGGATGTTGGTGGTTATACTCAGAGAATGAGACCCTAAAAGACAACAACGTCAAACTAGAACTTGCAGTTGCTGAACAACAGGCTACAATTGTAGCAATACAAGAAAACTTTGAGCGACAAGCAGAAGCATTGTCCAATTTGACACGTATGAATGCGGAGATCGAAAAAGAAAAAGATCAGTACTTGGCAATTTTTAGAAAACACAACCTAGATAAAATTGCATTAATGAAACCAGGTTTGACTGAAACAAGAGTCAACAATGCCACAAAGGCAGTATTTGAGGAGATAATGAATGATAGCAAGAACATTAGCAATCGTGACAGCCGCAATTCTGATCAGTAGTTGTAGTATATTTGGTACAAAGAAAGTAGAAGTTGTCAGTAAACCTGTACAATTAGATATTATACAACCAACACTACCTAGACCATTAGAATTAGACGTGCCTAAATGGTACGTAGTGTCAGAAGCAATCATTACAAATCCTTGTAAGAAAGTAGAAGATAAAAGACCTAAAGAGTGTAGTTTAGAAGAGAGAGAAAATCCAGACTGGCCTGTAGGTTATACATATCTTGACCGTTTCTTAGATGATATGAAGAGAGCAAATGCAGGCGATGTACTGTTCGTTGCTACAACAATATCAGACTATCAATTGATGTCTACAAATGTACAAGAACTGAGACGATATATAAGAGAACTAGGAGTTGTCATAGCATATTATGAAGATGTAACAATGCCAAATGGAGATAAGGGTGTTGGTGCAAGTGTGAAAAAGAATGAAAATTAACTTCGATAAAAACTTAAATAACAATTTTCAACCATGCGAGACAGATGTAGACTATTTGTTTCCAATTCCATTTCTATCAGGTAAACTCAAATTAGATCACCAGAGAGTTAGACAAGATATGGATCGATTGATCGATCAAGTCGCTGATAGACATGGTGATGATAATCTTATAAACTATACAACATACTTTGACGAAGACATACGTGAACAAATGTATCTTTTACCTTGGTGGACATCATTCGTCAATCAAATGAAAGATACATATATCTTATTTGTAAAGAACGTATTTGAGAGTAATGTAGACTATCTATCAAGGCATGACATTCACTTCTTTGCATGGATGAATCGATACGATTCACATCATTCACATGAGGTACATAATCACGTTAACTCATTGATGAGTGGTACATATTATGTTGATGTTGACGAAGACTCACAACCTATTAAGTTCTTTAATCCAAATGTAACGACTATCTTTGGTCATCAAGCAGGTGAGAATCAGAAACACATGCAACACAATGAGAAAATGACATACACTGGTACGAGTGGTAGTTTAAATGATATGACATTCAAAGCTCAGAGTGGTGACTTCGCCTTATGGCCTAGTTACTTGATGCATTGTGTTCCACCTGATCACAACCCAAAAGAAAGTTACACTAGATATAGTATATCATTTAATTTAAATCATAGTAAGAAGTTAGGTTTCTATACTGAAGGTGATCAGATGAGCTATGATTTTTTAGGACGTGAAGAATGAGTACATATGCTATAGATGAGTTATACAAACTCAATCCTAAATTAGAACATACGTTTGAGAACGACTGTATAACCATTGATAATTTCTATGAGAATCCAGATGCAATCTATGACCATTTGATGAAGAGAGATTACCCATTATGGAAATATAATCCAGAACGTAAGGGTAGAAATGGCATAGACTACAACGACTGTAGAATAGTAGACAAGGTTGCTCACCCTACTAGAATATACGAGAACGAAAACCAGAGAGTCTTAGATATATGTCGTAGATACTTTTGGAAAGGTCAATACGATTGGTCAAGATTGATTGAGTTCAACTGTTTTCAAACTATCAATGTATTTGATAACAAACTACAACATTATCCACATATCGACTCAGAGTTGTCATGCCCTAACGAGACAGCAACACTGAACTTTCTTGTCTACTTAGATAAAGAAGAAGATGGTGGTACTGCCGTATATGGTGGTGAATGGATTACAAACCATGAAGAACAAAGTCTGTTATATCCAGTAGAAGAGAAATTCAACATACAACATATCATACCTGCCAAGTTCAATCGTGCTGTCATATTTCCAGGTAACAGGATGCATGGCGCATACATAAATAATTACGATAATTATAAAGATGATAAGTGGAGATTTACACAAGTCATATTTTACCACCCATGCCAGAGATAGATAAACCAAACACGAGTAAAACATGGATCAATTTTGTGCCATGCACACTTGACGATGCTATATGTGATGAACTGATAGAGCTGCATAATAGTTTACCTTATTCAGATATCAATATAAATGGTCTCAAAATACTACCGACTGATCCAGAATTACAAGACAATTTAAAAACATACAAGTACCAATGGCCTCATGATGGCAATAGAGAACACACCACGATATATGGTGATGAACTTATAAGAGTAGAAGAGATTTTAGAAGATATCAAACCAGATCATAGAGACTATTTTAAAGTCAGTTTTTGTCAGATCATTAGATATCGTACAGGTGGGTTTTTCCATCCTCACAAAGATCAAGCAGATCAAGATGATAGTGCTACAGCTATTATTACATTGAACGACAATTACGATGGTGGTAGATTCGTAGTAGAACCAGGTGTCACAATCAAGGCGCCATCAGGATCAATGATTGCATTTAATAATAGTACTGAACTATGGCATATGGTCGAACCGATCTATGCAGGTGAAAGGTGGGTACTAGCAGTATGGTTTCAGAGGTATAAGAAGTAATGTTTGTACAACAAGACCCTAATGTTGTACCATGCAGTTATTGTAGTAGACGTGTAATGCTTGATACAGTCAAATATCATACATCAACTAACAAAGAACCTGTACATATATTTTGTGGTGCAGAATGTAGTCTCAAATGGCATCAACGGGAGTGGGAATGCAAGGAGTAATTAAAACTTTAGATTTTAAAGAGGGTGAGAGACAGAACCGATACGAGTGGTTTTTCTCACATGTGCCACGTGCAGGTGGTCATTGTATTAAAGCAATTTGTGAAGAGAATGCCTATCAAATGGATCATATTGCTGATGGTAATTTAGAAGAGGCATTTGAGAGAAAGTATCCTGAGTATAAAAACGAAGAACATTTTGTAGCTGACCATATACCATTAGAACAACAAGAAATGTTATATCCAGGTTCTGTGACTGATAACGATAGACCGATATATGCAATGGTCAGAAATCCATATGACAGAGCGGTATCGATGATTCGTTTTCTTGCATATTGGTGGTTCAGAGACAAAGCAATGTTTCCTGACAGAAGATACAGCGCTCACACAATGGTGAATATGGTCGCCTTGATGAGACCTCAACACGAGTTTATATTTTACAAAAATAAGCAGATAGCACAATTTCAAAAACTAGAAGACGACAAACCATTCACATGGGGTAATATAGAGTTCGATTTATCTAAACACAAAAAGGTTTGGTCACATGAAGAGATTATCAAATCTAGCATGTACCCAATGACACCATTAGAATCATTTGAACCAAATCAAACACTGATTGATATTGTCAATTTTGAATATGAGAAAGACTTTGAGTTATTAGGGTACGATGTTCGGAGTAAAGCGTAGAGACGCCACAGAGTACGAGTTCTATTTCATGCATCCTGCTAAGTGTGCAGGTTCATTCATAGAATTTTATATAATGGATGAGTACAAGGATTACCATAACAGGATACCAAATGATGTACTTGACTATAAACAGACAGAACACTATACGTATTCTACACAACATTTTCATTTGTATAATGCTGAGTTATTCTGTCCTGATCTATTGACAACTGATACACCACTATACACCATTGTAAGAAACCCATACGACAGATTTGCATCGCAATTGAAATTTCTTATGATGTACATGTTAAAGAAACCATCAGGCGATTTTGATTTTGGTGTACATGAAAGTCAAAAATGGTTATCAGGTGTCATTATGAATGAAATGTCACCTATTGGTAATATATTTCAAGCTCAGAATGCATATACACACTATCACGGTGAAGAGAAGACAAGGTGGTTTAGACTAGAAGATATTAAAGACTACACATTAACTATCGAGTCATTACAATTTGATATGACAAGACGAGACATTAACAATTGGTCACATGATGATGTAGCAAAAGAAGTAGGTTTTACAAGTGACCTAAATATAGAACTGAACGATGGTATGAAGGAGATAGTCAGACAAGCATACGAAAAGGACTTTGAGTATTATGGATATGAAATTTGAAGACATAGGTGATCATATATTTTTATTTACAGGTGTATTTGATGACCTTATAGATGATTTTATACACGTGTTCGATACAGCCCATGAGAAAGGCTTGACATTGAATCGTAAAGATTATGATACTAAACATTGGACACGTAAGAAAGATGAGAGTATATTTTGCCATGATCTGCCAAGTGCCTTATTACCCCATTCACAAGAACTTGTAGACCGTATAGAGGCAGATATCATACCAGCATGGGAAGAAAAATATCCTGTATTGACAGATGGACACTACAGAGGTCTATTCGTGTCATCAGCAAAACTACAGAAGACATTGCCAGGTGGTGGTTATCACAATTGGCATACTGAACATACACATAAAATAGACAGCAACAGAACACTATTGGCATGGATGTTATATCTAAACGATGTCAATGATGGCGGTGAGAGTGAGTTTTTATACCAACATAGGCGAATCACACCTGAGCGTGGCACCTTCGTGCTTTGGCCTGCAGGATTTACACACTTTCATCGTGGAAATCCACCATTGTCCGGCGAGAAATATATCGCTACAGGTTGGATAGATTGGTTTTAGCGGATATAGTATAACGGTTATTATGCGACCTTGCCAAGGTCGAGATGACAGTTCGATTCTGTCTATCCGCTCCATTTTTACTATTGACAATATCGCAGATGTTGTAGTAGGATAGGTGGCATGGGTTATTTAAATCTAGCAACTAGTCTACGTTACGGTCCACATGGAAAGAAACGTAAGACTCAAGCATTTAACAAAGCCAAGCGACCTAAATATGATGAGTTGATTGCACAACAAGAACGTATCTATAAACAGATAGTTCGAGAAGTAGCAGAAACTTATCCTTCGTTAGTGACGAATGCAACAGGTAACTGTACACCACGTGTAGAACCTATGCAGTACACAGGAGAAAGAAAATTATTAGGTATAGCGGCGATGCATAAATCAAACCTAGTACCTGTATTTGAAGATGATAAAAATTACGCCAAAGATTTGGCGAGAATGCGAAGATAGGAGTATATAATGGCATTTAATATCGTAACAACCTGCGTAACCGATGATCCTAAGGTTACACCACAAGACGTAAGACGTTTGAAACTATCACTAGATAGAAACAGAGCGCTTGAGTCTGATGGTTATTTAATAGCAAAATTCTGGATTGTAACCGATTATCCCCAAGAGGAATTTGATGCACTTGGACTCAAACAAGAGGGTCCTGTAAAGTTCATTCGCTTTATGCGAGAGAGTGACGATGATGTATTGAAACACCCAAGTTTCTATCAACGCTATCTCTTCAGAAATAATTATTTTGGTGAGAATGACAAGACCATGTTCATCGATGCAAACGTTGTTTGTCGTGAATTGGTGCAGTCAATATTATATTCTACATTACCTGATAGAGGCAATGCAGAAGAAACCAATCTAACTTTAACACAAGAAGAAACTGATCGAATCAATAACGATAATGCTTCGACTATTGGTTTTGTGTCAGATTGGGGTGAAACTGAGGGTACTGAGTTTTTACCTTATTTCTATCAATTCAACTATGGTCAATATCCAAACCTAGTGAATCTCATGTTCAATGAAGAGACTGTCGCTAAGTACGATACCTTTATTGAGTTTCTAGCAGGTGAACACGATGGTGTGAATCTTGCATTAGACCCAGCGATTTTAGGTAAGTACTACGTAGGTGGTGATTCAAATCCAATGAATCAACAATTGATTGACAACTATGAGAAGAACGTGAGACCTTTCTTTCCTGATAGATGGAGAGGCATTGGTGATGAACCAGTAGCGAGATATATCCATTTCGACCATGAGTATCGAACTATCACAAAACAAACATCATTTTTATATATTGATAGAGGTGATGAGAACGTGGATCCGTTCACCGATAGATACTTAGAACTATGGGTTCTATGATACTTTTATAAAGAAACTAGATACATCGGTAGCCGAACTTGCATAACCAAACATTGAGTTAGCAAGTTCGGTTCTTTTTTGGGCATTGCCTGCATAAACGGCATCTAAGAATGCGATACATATCGCCTTTGAATTGATAAAATTACGATCTTGGCCTTGCACCTCATTCATAAATTCATCCTTTGTTAACACCGACTTCTTAGGTGTTGAATTTTTATTGTGACGAACATATCCCTCATAGAGATAATCGTATGCAACATCATCGTCTTTAATAGATTTTAGAAAGTTCGCCTCTGTATCGTATATGGGCGTACTGAATATTTTATTCACAAAGAAGTTAACATTACCACCACCGATCTTACCCCCAGCAGCTGCAAGACCTTTAATCTCACCTTGCCATGATGTGTCACCACTAAATGTACGAAACTGAACAAGTTTATTAGACATGGTAACGTAAATATCCTGTGAACTAAAGAAATCACCTGTTTTACCCCATGACCATGTTTTCCATGATTTATCACTGAGTTTTGTTCTATTAAATTCTTCTATTTTCTCTCTACTTTCAAGTCGTTTGAGTGAGACACCGAGACATATACCGTCATCTGCCATTTGTAAGACTTTTTTATTGAGTTCATCGAATGTATCTATATTTGCGAGTGGTCTTTCGTGTTTAGATAGAGTGGACATCCAGATATCACCTGGGTTCCATTTGTCATCGTTGAATGAACCAGGCGCCAAGGGTTTATCAGATTTCTTATCTAATTTCTGGACATGTGCCTTAGCGGAATATAATCCTGCCATAAAGGGAGAACCCCTATGAAAATATACCTTACCTCTGAATTTATTCTTATAGGTCTTATATAATATATTCGCAGTTCGAATATATATTTTCTCATCGAACCACGACTCAGGTGCGCCTTTGTATGCCTTAGCTAGGGATACATTCGTATCTGCATAAGACGTGCAACCTGGTTTATTTAATTGTTCGAAGGTGACATTATCTACTTGTTTCTTTGCAACATTAAAGACATACGAACAATAATAACACTGTAATGACTCATTAATTGCAGTATCGTCTGATCCGCCACCTGAACCACCACTACCTGCACTGGTTTTACCTGTCTTTAACAACCTCAATACGAAACCATCGCCCATGTCGACATTGATTTTCGCAGTGTCTTTAGCCTTGAGTTTGCTCTTTATTTTAACAAATGAATCAGTAGGTAATTTAATTTCATACAATTTTGACCGCTTCGTTAACGCCTTCTCATCACCGAAGAACTTACCATCCTTCAGATTAGACGTTATCAAAGACACATCCACGATTCCAGACGTGTGTGCTTTGAGATCCTTTGCTTTGTCGATAATGTATGCCATAGTGATATTTATACCTTATGACAAATCCACCCCCAACGTCAACCGTCCATACTGAAAAAGCGATCCGACACCCTAAATCCCACCATAGGCTATCAGATTACGGAGTATAAGAACAAACCCCACCGCATTGAGAACGATGAGAGCCCGATCATTCCATAACATGGAGACCCAAAACCAGAGAGAAACGCCTATGAGTGAGAGAATACCATCATAGAGAGCGTATTCAGGATTACCTCTAAGGGAGAATGCACATAGGAGAATAATAGATGCGATCCATTTCACATACCAGTCGAGACCCCTGTCCTTATGCGCTTTTGAATTTATTTTTGTCTTGGTCATAGTGCCTCATAATATATTGGTGTGAGAAAGTGTGTGATTGTGTGAAATATATTCATGGATATGTAGGTAGGAGTGGAGTGCAATATTTCGGGTTTGTGTGAGCGGGTTCGTGGGTCTTAGCCTATGTATATGTTGAGAGATGTCAAGCGATTCAGAGGGCTCGAAAACCCCTATTAATTGAGCTGAAATGCTTGACATTTTCGCCCAATTTTGTATCCTCCACCATGTCCCCACAAGGTGACATCGACAGTTAGGTCGGTCACGCTTCGGCGGAAGGTGATCAACAAACCTGTTACTTTGAGTGTCATGCTCATTGCCCTTACGGTTGAGATGTCACAGTGGACAGTACTTAAGAGAGGTATAATATGACAAAGGCGGAGTTAAAGGCACAAATAGCGAAGGACATTGCAGCCTATGTGAGTAAGGGTGGTAAGGTTACCACTACTCCCTATAAGGCGCCTAAGAGTGGCGTCAGTGCATTTGCGAAGGTAGGTCGTTGGTATCGTGGCGCTCAGGCGTCAACGCATGATCAACGCTGGTCAGCAAACAACACCATATAAGGGTTGACAATAACCCTTATATTATGCAAGGATGGTACCCTATTGATGGTGTTTATTCGTAGTCGATGAAGACGGCGCAATAAACCCCCTATACAACTGCGAGGTCGGTATAGTATAATAGGATCATACACCAGTCATCTGAGAGTACTGGTCTTGATTATGCATCATGTGAGAAGTCTCAGAGGGCGCAACCCGAACTGTCGAGCAGGGATGAAAAAGCCTGCACCCCTTTTAACCACACACATGGAGGTGGGAGATACCCCTATGTCTGATGAAATAATGTTTAGTATACGCTATTTTGACAAGAACGTGCAAACCATTAACGGTGAGCGTGTCTGGTTTACGTACTCAGATGAGCCTTTAAGCGGGTCTGAGGCGTTCTCCATTGTCTCCCTGCTAGAGGATAGGGGTTGCGTAGTAGAATTGACTAGACTGAGCGACTAAAAACAGTCGGAGAGCATTTCGGCATGTCGGTCCACGTCAGTTAAGCGGTTGGGGTGACCACATAAATGGAAGTAAAAAGCAAATATGTTTAGACAACCTGATTATAAAAAATTTTTTTTGGGGTTCCTTGTGTTCTCCATACTTTTTTTACTCTGGTACAAGTACGCCACGTACGGTTGTATCGGTATGTGTATGGATTGGTACGATGATATCCCCCTAGATGGGCTAGATAGATTAGCATGAGAGAGATGAAATAGCGATGAAAGAGATATTTCTTTTTGGCATTAAGTGTTTATTGTATCCACTCTTTGTGTTATTGGGATTATTCATTCCCGTCTTCCTATTATTACTAGGATACACGTATCTTATCTCACTACTATGATACTATGTGTCTGTAAGGCGATCACGGAGAGCGAATTTAAAGCTCTTTTGGAGCATAACACACTAGAGGCAATTATCGAGGACACTGGTATCTGTACACAGTGTACGTCTTGTAAGCCTCGTATCACTGAAATAATATTGGATAAAGCACATGAGTCAATCAGCAAGGCAACGTCATAAAGAGACTGCAATCACGGTCTTTACTGGTCTTCTAATTAACTATCCCCTTAATCTATTGGGATTGTATATCTGCATTGATTATTTTAATATGACTGATCCCTTTTGGATAGGTACCACTATTACCTTTTATATGACATTCTTAGCTTATGCGAGGGTGTTTATTATAAGGAGTTACTTCAACAAATGATTCACGTGACAAGGATATCGGAAATGGAAAGTATGGCCGATGAGATTTTGCAGTGTGCAATCGTTCAACGCCCTATTCAATCTGATCCTGGTTATATTAATTATCCTATTGTGACGCCTTACGATACTTTTTTGTATACTCGTTTTTACGATGCATGTCAAAGACATTATGGACCTTTTGAACTTGCTGATAATGACTTTCGTATGCATGCCTTTTTAACAGATAACAAGTTTCATGGAGGTGGTCACTACCACGATCATGTCTCGACAGCAACGTATAATGCGGCTCTCTATGTCTCTACGGTACAGGGATGCGGAATCTCGTTTGTGTTTGGACACGAGAAGATTTATTACGAACCACAGGTAGGCGATATGTATATCTTTGAGTCTCACGTGCAACACAAGGCTCATCCTTCATCCCATCAAAAAAGATTATCATTAAATTTAGAAATACGAGCAAAAACCCCCTTGCACTCGGAGTAAAACTGAGTATAATGGAATCATGGCAATTACGCCAATACACAACATCATGACAATTTACGTCAATTAAGGAGAAAAATTATGTTGTACCCAAAAGAGGTGAAGTTAGAACTACCACCAGAAAAAATTGTTCTTACACTACGAGAGTTGTTGTTTGACGGTTATACGTTAGACGATGGTTCTTCATTCGTTATCGGTATGGTTGACACTCAACCAGTAGGTCAGAGGTTAGAAGTAACCACAGACACCGAGAAATCAGAAGGCATTATCACAAGCATCATCGATAATATTAATATCGGTGAGATTACTGTTTGTGCTTCGCCTGATAATCCTGAAGGTTATGCTTACGAGTCTATTGACGGCGGTCATAGAAAAAGAGCAATCATCAACTACATCACAGGTAGAGGTCAGAAGGCCTTTACAGTGCGAGGGTTGAAATTCAGAGAACTTCCACAGGAAGAACAAGACGCCATGCTTGACAAGAAAGTCACAGTGGTGATCTATCCTATATTAGACACCTTTGTTAAGGGTTACATATTCAGAACTCTTAACATTGCAACCGATGTCAATCACCAAGAAATGTGTAACTCATTTGGTGACATTGATGTCGCTAATGTCATACGTGAAGCCGTTCGTGTTGTCGATGGTATTTGGAATACCACACACGAGTTGTTCGAAAGAACAGCATCAGGTCACTTCAAACTCTTAGAGTTCAACAACTTGAGATTGAAGACCGATGAGTTAGTGGCACGAATTATGTTTCGTTTGACACAGAAAACAAAACTTGGTGAATCTTCGGATGCCCAAGTTCGAAAAATGTACGAAGAGTTTGACGGTGATATTGAGTCACTGAAGATCGAACTCTACAAAGTGTTAGACTACCTAAGAATCATGGCAGTCATACACAAGCAACAGTTCGGCAAAGGACTGTCACAACAAGACTTTAAATTGTTGACCTTTTTGTTCTACTGGTTACTAGACGAAGTAGGAACTTTTTCGATTGATGACCCTAAAAGTTATTTGGTCGATTACAAGAAGGCCTTTGCGACATTAACCAACCATGCAGGCAAATACGGTAAGATGATGAATCCTACCGACATTGATCAGAAACCACGTTTCATTTCAGAATCGTTTAAAGGTTATCTTGGTGCACCGCATCACAAGAGAAAGATCGAACAAGTCGTGCATTGGTTACTCTTAGAGTTTACACCGACACAATACATCGTTGCGAAGGATAAGAAGAGAACTTATACTTACGAAGAGAAAGTGAGAAAACTCTTAGACCAAAACTTCATTTGTGCCATCACTGGTGACAAAGTCACAATGGATGATTGTGAAGCAGCCCACATTGTTTCACACTCAGACGGTGGTTATACTACTTACGATAACTTTGTGATGTGTCGAACAGAACACAACAGAGCCATGGGTAGTATGAACCTTGAAGATTATAAAGAAACCTACTTGAAGAATCTCAACAAGTAGGTTATACTGGTAAGAATAGGGCGAAAGCTCGGGTGAGGGTGAGTGTCAAGTATCACAAAATCCACAAGTATTACACGATTGATGTGTGCGACACAACCCCACCTTCTTTTTAAAGGAAATTAATTATGTTAGAATTTTTATGGACAGTTCCCACATTTCTTTTTCATTTGATGATCGCCATACTCTTTTGGGGTCTTATCATAGGTGTGGTTGGATTCTCAGTCAGTTGGTTATACGAAGAAGGATATGTAAGCAAACTCAAAAATAAATTTACCAAAAAGAAAAGTAAAGACGATGAGGATGACTATATAGGAGTATAATATGGATATGAACACCTTTTCACTCCTCGTCTTTCACATAGCTTTCATTGCAGGACTATATTGGTATGCACACGAGCAAGGCAAAAAAGAAGGACGCTCTGAAATGGTGGGTGATCTTTTAGATCGTAGACTCTTAACAGTCGATAAACTCCAGAAAGAATACGATATACATCCTTAAGGTAAAAAATTTATTATGAAAATTCTTGGTATTAATATTTCCCATGACACGTCAGTCGCAGTCGTTGAAGACGGCGAAGTCACACAAGTCCACGAAGAAGATAGAGTTCGCAGATCAAAGTATTGGGATCCGCAAAAACTTCCTTTATCTGAATTAAATCTACAGGCAATCGAACACAAAGGGTTATATGATTGTGATCATGCCGCTTTTGCTACGTTTGATAGACGTACCTTTGATCCACAATTCAGTGACTTCTTTGCAGAGGATCGTCTGTTACAAAAAGATGTGATACAAAAAATCACGGCACAACAGATGTCAAACAAAAGGTGGGATGAAATACAAGAAGAATTTGGCAGTGAAGTATTTCCTACGATTGTTGAGAACGTAGGCAATGACGAAGAAATCAAAAACGCTATCTCTAATCAGTTAGAGACACCTAAAGAAAACATCCACATGGATATAACACAACATCATTACTATCATGCCGTTTGTGGTTCTCATCTATCACCTTACGAAGAAAGTTTAGTGATCACTTGGGACGGTGGTGGTGCAAACACCTACAATGAAGAATGGCCAGGTTACCAAGAGATCGAATGTATTTGGCATCATCAAGGCGATAAGATCACTCCTTTATGGAAACGTTTATCTAACCACAGAACGTTGGATGAACTCCAAGGCACTTATTTTTCTGGATGGGATGAAGACTGTCTTAAATGTTTACAAGACGAGGAAGTCGAAATAGACGGTGTCCCTTGTGTTTTTACAGCCATGCCTTCTATGGGTATGAACTTCTCTAATATGTCGTATGCTTTAGGTTGCGATAAACTAGGTCGTGCAGCTGGTAAAGTTATGGGTATGGCATCGTACAGTAAGATGTTACCTAACGTTCATACAAAACATACATCAGCACAAAGACTCGAACACGATTCATTAGAACATGCTAAGACTGTAATTCAAAGAGCAATCGATATGAAACCAGATGTAAAGAACATTGTTCTTTCTGGTGGGTATTCATTGAATTGTACAAACAACTACAAATATCTACAGGCATTTCCTGATCATCAATTCTTTGTTGATCCAATCCCACATGATGGTGGTACAGCAGTTGGTGTTGCCTTAGATTTATGGAGAACACTCAATGCTTAATACTCAGATTCATAGAACACTCGAACCAGTTTTAGACCAACTCATTGACAACGAGCAAATCGTTGCAATCTTTCAGAATCATTCAGAATGGGGACCTCGAGCATTAGGTAACCGATCTATTCTATTTGACCCTAGACATCCAAATGCTAAGAACATTGTTAACACAATTAAGAAGAGAGAACATTACAGACCTTTTGCTTGTACAGTTATGGCTGAACATGCAAATGATTACTTTGAAATGTTACAACTACCTGAGTCACCTTGGATGTCCTTTGCTATTCAGTGTAAAGAGAAAGCACTAGAAGATATTCCAACTTTAGTTCATGCTGACAACACATGCAGAATGCAGACTGTTACAGAAGAACAAAATCCAAATTACTACAACCTTATCAAAGGTTTCTACGAGAGAACTGGTGTACCAATTATATTCAATACATCATTCAATCTTGGTGGTGAAGCAATCGTTGAGAACGTGTACGATGCAATCGATACATGTAACAGATCAATGATCAATCACCTCTACATTCCTGAAGACCAAGACTTCTACATTCCTTACGAATGTATTAGAGATAAATCTCATCTACGTGTAGACCTAACTGCCGATGAAGAAGACCTTCATGTCGAGGAAATGAAAGAAGACAAACGCTTTGATGAATAAATACCTACATGGAAACTATCATAGAGGTAACAGATGAAGCTATTCAAAAACTTCTTTCGAAAAAAGAAAAAGAACGATTTAGTTATATACGGCTTGGGATTACAGGCGGAGGTTGCGCTGGCTTTGAGTATATTTTTGATTCTACTAGCGATAGACCTGATGCTGACGGAGACGTTGTAGTAGATTACGGCGAATTGCAGTTCGTTATAGACAAACTCTCATTACCCTATTTACTAGGAATGACACTCGACTTTCGCAAAGAAGGTCTCAATGAAGTATTTAAATTTATAAATCCTAAAGAAGAGGCTTCATGTGGTTGTGGTGTCTCTATTAACTTTGACTTAAATAAAGTAGAACAAGATGAAAAGAAAATCTTTGCAATTAATGTTGGCTAATCTTAGAGCAACCATGTTTAGCCATTTACGAAGCACACACATGAATTATTTTCAACATCTTCTACATGCATGGAGAATGGCAGGTATTCTCATCGTACATGGTCTTATACCATGGGTATGGGAAACTAAAGTGAGCCAAGAAATATTAGATTATGAAAACAGCGTCAGCAAAAGCAAAAGGTAGAAACCTACAAAAGTGGGTTGTAGAAAAACTAGTCGAACACCTTAAAGCCGATCCCGAAGATATCGAATCTAGACCAATGGGTTCTAGTGGTGAAGATGTGATTATGGGAAAACAGACTAGACAAAAATTTTCCTATAGTATAGAATGTAAGAATCAGGAGAAGGTGAATGTATGGGAAGCATACAAACAGGCAGAGGCAAACTGTAAAGGTTACGAACCAGTTGTGGTTATAAAACGTAATCATCACAAACCTCTAATTGTTATAGATGCAGAAGCATTCATCAAACTACACAATGAATGAACGAGAAAGGCTAATCGATTTATACAGATCAGGTCATGAAGACAGTGAAGAACAATGGGCAGGTTGGTCATTAAGTAAACATGCACCACTTATTAAGTTAATGTTCGAAACACATGATGTTAAGAATGCATTAGACTTTGGTTGTGGTAAAGGTTATCAATACTATTACAATCCATTTGCCGATCCAAAAGTGTTTATTCATCCAGAAAAAGTATGGGGTTTTATTCCTGAGTGTTATGATCCAGGAGTAGAAATGTGGCAAGAGTTACCAGATGGACCATTCGATGCTGTCATCTGTACAGATGTCATGGAACATATACCTGAGAATCACATACAAGAAGAACTAGAAAAAATATTTGCACGAGCAACGAAGTGTGTTTACTTCAACATTAGTTGTCGCCCAGCTTTCGCTACATTGAAAACAGGAGAAAATGCTCACTGTACTGTTAAACCATCAACATGGTGGGATGAACAGATTGCAATTGCAAATAAAAATAACATACATGTAGAAACAATGTATGAGGGAGAAGGATTATGAAAGGTCAAACTTTTTTTCCATTTGGACCACCAATCTTTGTGGGACAAATTGATGATAGTATATTAAGTGAGTTTCAATCACGTTTAGATAAGTATGAGAATCAGGATGTTCCTGAAGAAAAAGATGCTTCAGGTCGTTTAGCTGGTCGTGTCAAAAAACAAATGGTCATACAAGAAGATATGTCGCAAGCCGCTATCGATGAGATATTAGGTGTAGCAGCCATGTATTACAATGGCGTATTCAAAGAACAAGACGCTACATGGACAAAAGATCACTTCGCATTAGACGGATTATGGGTCAACTTCCAAAGGGCAAGAGAGTATAATCCACCACACATGCACAATGGTGCATTCTCATTTGTTCTATATACCAAAAATACCATTGACTACAGCACTGTACAACAAAATGAGTATGATGATAGGGCACAGATAGAAGAAGGCCAGAGAAAGTTAGGTGGAAGTATTGATCTACTCTATGGAGAAAATAACTTTCTTAACTGGACAGAATACAATTTCTTTCCTGAACCTGGCGATATCTTAATGTTTCCGTCATGGTTAAAACATACGGTGTTTGCATTCTACCAAGAAGATGCTGTACGAGTAAGCGTAGCAGGTAATATTAATTTTAAGTAATGAACAAAATACAAGAAGCAATGAAACGAAAGGTCGCCAACGCCATGGGTGAGGTGGAGTACCAAATCGATTGCTTCATGGATAATAATTACAAGTCCAATTTCAAAATGGACAAGTATCTAAAACAATTAGGTTTCAAAAAGAGATTAGTCTTAATGATTAGAGAGGAATTCAACCCCCAGCTGGAAGAACTCCAGAGTGACGAGGAACAATTGATTGAAGGATACTCATTCATGACTAAGCCCCAAAAGAAAAGATTCATCCAGTTTCTTCTACAGATGCAGGAGGGGTGTGATAAGTACATAGCACTCAACGAGTCCAAATGGAAGTCAGAAACACAACTCAAACGAATAAGAAACAAAGCAAAGAAAAAACACCAAGAAAGACTAGCAGATATAGAAGCGAACAAGGGTAGAAAGTTTAGACAGTAAAACCCTATTGACGGCAACACACATTATAATGTACCATTTATAACATGATATTAATAGACTTTACTCAGACCATCATTGCTGGGTTGATGGCACAACTAAAGAGTAACAATGACGAGATTAATGAGAATATGCTACGTCATATGATTCTTAATTCTCTTAGAAATTACCAGAAAAGATATGCTGACGAGTATGGAGAAATAGTTCTTTGTACAGATGCAGGTAATCCATGGCGTAGAGATTTCTTCCCTTTGTATAAAGCAAATCGTAAGAAGTCACGTGAAGCAGACGATAGAGATTGGACTTTAATCTTTGATACGTTACAGAAAGTTAAAGAGGAAATACGTGATAACTTTCCTTACAGATACATGTACGTTGAAAGATGTGAGGCAGATGATATCATTGCTGTACTAGTCAAACACGCCACTGAACCTGTACTGATTGTGTCAGGTGATAAAGACTTTCAACAGTTACATGATCAGAACGTAACTCAGTGGTCTCCAAACTTAAACAAGTTTGTACAGTGTGAAGACCCTAGTCTGTTTCTACAAGAACACATTCTTAAAGGTGATAAGTCGGATGGCATACCAAACATTCTATCTAACGATGATTGTTTAGATCAAGGTATCAGACAGACACCATTAAGAAAAAATATGTTAGAAAAATATCTTAGGATTAGTATTGAATCCGATGATAAATACTATCGTAACTATTTAAGAAATCAAACGTTGATTGATTTGAGTTTTATACCAGATGATATAGAACAATCTATATTAGATGAGTATAAACAAACTGCAATTGTTATTGGTAATGTTTTACCATACTTGCAGAAACATAGACTCAATCAACTACTAGATCATGCAGGAGATTTTGCAATATTATGAGTACAGAGAAAAAACGAGGAAGAGGTCGACCAAAAGGTGCACCAAACAAACCTAAAATGGAGTTGGTGACTGAGAGGATTAACCTTACAAAAAATGCAGACTGCTTTGAGATTCTATGCCAAGCTAATTTAGTGGCAGAAGATAACGAAGATAATGCAGTTAATGGATTGAGAGCATTTCAGGACAGAAACGGTGCTGTAAGATATGTGTTACAATGGTTGTTCAGCGACAACATCAAGTCAACACTACCTGAAGGTAAAACACCTTACAAACCTAACGATGCACCAGGTCCTGATCTATCAGAGTCACAGTTAAAGTTTGAAACTAGAAAGTTCAAATACTTTACTACAGAACAAGTACCACAACTTAGACGTGAAACAATGTGGATAGAACTACTTGAAAGCATTCCTGCTAAAGAGGCAGAAATGATGGAACTAGTGAAAGATAAGGTTAACCCCTTTAAAAATATCACTAAGGAACTTGCTCAGAAAGCTTTTCCTACAGTTCAATTTTAAATAAATATATTAGTCGGCAGGGACTATACATAGAATTAAAGGGAGAGTTTATAATACTTTCCGATATGTAAACTTTCTGGTCGAGTCCGACTCCATGGATATTTTGAGGATAAAAAAATTATGGCAGAAAATGAAGTGAAATCAGCATTCGCTCAAGAACAAGTCGCAGAGAAATCTGAGTCAGAACGAATTCGTGAGCGTATTCAAAACTACAAAGCACAGATAGACCCAAAGATTCTATCAGTTGTTCCAGCATTATTAGAATCACAACTTAAGGCAGGTCTAGTTAAATCTAATGAACTAGAGGCACTTATTGTTGTTAGAGACGAATTTAACAAAGCATCAATTGACTACAATACAGAACTCGAAAGAGCACAAAGACGTTTACAAGAATTAGCAGAAACAGAACTGGCTGCTAAACAAGAAGAACTTGCAAAACGTGAAGCAGAAAAAGAACAAGAGATAGTCAATGAGAGAGTTGCAAGAAAAACTGCTGAACAAGAATTAAAGATTGCTTTAGCAAAACTAGAAGCACTACAAGGTGTACAAAGCAATGTCACTTCTATGGACGTAGAACCGCCTGCATTAGCACCAGCGCCTACGCCTGCACCAGAACCTAAACCAAAATCAAAAGCATGGGAAATGATTCGAGCTGGTCGAGCTCAAAAAGAAGAAGAACCTGAAGCAAAATTATTTGAACCAGAAGAGTTTACATTAGATGTACCAGAAGATGCAAAAGGTACAGAAGAGTTCCTAAAAGAAGTAGAGTCAGTTCAATCAGAAGCAGAAGTTAAACCTACTGTTAAAGATGAAGACATGGCAGCCGCTCATGATCTGATTGATGAGGAAATTACAGACTTAGGTGAAGACTTACCTACACTTAAAGTCGCAGAAGAAGACGAAGAAACAAAACCTACATTCTCAGGACCAACGATTACAGGTGGCAATGCACCTAATCTTAAAGTCCAAATAGAAGAAGGTAAAACAATCGAAGCAAGACTAGATAAACCAATCAAGTCATATGACTCGTTAGAAGATTTGCAGGCCGCTGTTGATGAAAAAAACGAACTCAGACAAAAGTCCTTAGACGAAGAGTTAGATGAAGCAGAAGAAGAATTCGAAGAAATCGTAATACCTTCTGAGTCAGAGTTAAAATCAATGACTAAAAAAACCATCGCTGAAACCGCTGATGCTCTAAACTTTGAGGGCATCGTTACATCATTAACTAAAGAAGAAATGATTTCTAAATTCGTTCTAGCAACACAAGATTACATTCAGTCTTTACAAGATGCAGGCGAATTTATTGCCGCTAGTGAAACAGATGTAAAGGACGGTTCAGATGATTCCGATGATCACAGGGACGGTGGATATTTCTAGGTCGATAGTTAGAAATATATTACCAGAACAAATAAGTCCAAACTACGAATCAGAACTTTCGAACATCGAGGGTGCTGTTCGTTTGGACTTACCTCCTCTCTTTTCATCTTATCTTGGATGTAGATACGAATGCAATGATGTATGGGTAGATGAACTAGAAGATAGACTAGAACTATCTGTATTAAAGATATCTGATACTCAACAAAAGAGCAAATTGTATTGGTTTAATCCAAGAAGAAACCCAAAATATACAGACATTAATCCAGATGAAGATTCACAATTCATCGTACTATATAATAGCAAGTTTACCGTAGGTAACGGTATAACTTTGAAGATGATCGAACAAACAGACGATAAGGAACGTCACATTGTAATATATGAAAATATTGATCATGGGGTTACCAGGATCGGGAAAGACAACTCTAGCTAGAGAACTTTCCTATCACTTTTTAATTCCGCATTTTAATGCTGATACGTTAAGAGAAAAAGCAGACGATTGGGATTTCTCGGATGAAGGAAGACTTAGACAGGCATATCGCATGTCTTTCTATGACTTCGGTATATTTGATTTTGTTTGTCCACTACCAAAGATGAGAGACGTGATAGACGCTGATTTCACCATATGGATGGACACAATCGAAGAAAGTAGATTTGAAGACACCAACAAAGTTTTTCAAGAACCAGATAAATATGATTTAAGGATTACAAAATGGATTGGACTAAACCAACTACACAACTCCTTGGAAGATTTCAACCGTGGCACCAAGGGCATACAGAGTTATTTAAAAGAGCAATTGCCAAAACTGGTCAAGTAGTTATCTTACTTAGAGAACAAGACGGTACAGATAGTAACCCTTTTGATTTTGAAGAACGAGAAAATGAAATCGTTGTTGCATTAGCAAAAGAGGGTTTTAGTGTACTAGATGATTTTACAATTTTAAGAGTTCCTAACATTACACACATAACATATGGTCGTGATGTTGGTTACAAGATAGAACAAGAAACACTAGGTGCTGAAATAGAAAGTATCAGTGCCACTAAAATAAGAAATGCCAGACTCAATAAAGAAGTCTCTAGCTAAAACATTTAGTTGGAGAATAACCGCCACCATAACAACGATACTCATCGCATACATCTTTATTGGTGATATATCAATCGCATTGAGTATCGGTGGTGTTGAGTTCTTTGCCAAGATGATCATATACTTTGTCCACGAAAGAGTGTGGAATAAGATATAAATACCCATATGAGTATAGAATATAACGATTTCGGTTTTACAGCTATGGATGCAGAAGAACTTGCTTCTGTAGATACTAAGATCGTAGAAAAAACAACAACAGCAAATGAAGTTATTGATAAGATGGATAACTTTATCAGACCTCTATTGGAAAATTTAATGAAAGATAGTGACAAGGATTATATCTATTGGCCTAATCGTTCAGAAATGATCCAAAAACAAATACAAATACTTAACGATATCCAAAAAGGTATTTGACAATAACCTCCATTTTTTAGTATTATGTCTCTTATATTAAATAGGAGAATTACTATGTCTAACTATTCGTGTTACGAAGACAGTAAAGCTGTCAAACAACTCGTAGCGTATGGTCGTCACATGATTACATTATGTGAAGAAAACAAACTATATCCCAAAGACGATTTGATGTGGAATGCAGCCGTTGTATGTGGCAATAAGTTAACTACAATAGGAACACCATGGTCTCGTATCAAATCCGTCACTGATTTGACTGAGAATGAACGTATTGCCTTGAGACATTATCTTGACGTTAAGGGTTGACAATGACCCCCAAAAAATGTAAGGATAACCATGATGATTAAAAAAGGAGACAATATGAAAGACTTAATCTATCTATGCGATAAATTGTGTGATGATCTTAAATCAGAACACCTTAATCAATTCCCTACCCTTACAGACTATCACTGGAATTATGAGATAGGTCGTAAGTATCTTAAGATAATCCAAAACAATGAATACCAAAGATGTGTTTGGGGTTTCATTAACCTGACTGAGTTCACAACCAAGAAAGGCGTGTCTTTCAAAGTTGGTGATGTTCTTAAATCTGCTGGGTGGGCAAAACCTGCTCTGAATGCACCACGTGGTAATCTATTCGATGGCTACGATGTGTTTGGTATGAGAAAATATGGTCCTGATTATTTGAGGTAAGTTATGAGATTGATACTAGGTTTAATTTTAGTTTTAGGTGGTGCTGGGGGTATCGAGAACAATCACGAAACCCTCTTACCATTAGATAGTTTAAGTGTTATAATGGTAGGATTCCTACTAATGTTATGGTTTATTAAAGACGTGGAGGATACAAATGAGTATAACTAATAATAAAGAAATTATCACCACATTTGTGGATGATCATGGTGTAGAACACCATATTAACGATTTTGCACCGTCACCTGAAGATACGTTGCCTGAAGGCACATGTGTTTGTGGTGAGGTAAACTGTTCAGAGGAGTACGCTCACTGGACTAGCGGATTCTAAAATGGATATTTTCATTGGTATAATCTTTCTCACAATCATGGGACTATTCACGTATGTCGGTTGTGTGGTAAGTGAGGAGAAACGAACTAAGAAAAATATACCTCTCATATGGGAGAAGGAGTTTTGGAAATGAATAACAGACATAGGTATGGAGTCCACGGACAACAAGCAGAACGGGAGTTGATCATTCGGCTTCTCATTGGTTTAAGTTCAGTAACAGTTGGTTTTATAATGGGCCTTTTCATAATGTTTGCATCTATGAAAGTCCATGCATCTGATCAGAACAATGAAGTGTATTGTCTAGCACAAAACATTTACTTTGAATCAGGCAATCAATCTATGGTAGGTAAGATTGCAGTATCACACGTAGTATTGAATCGTGTAGAGAGTACATTATATCCTGATACAATATGTGATGTGGTGTATCAAGCGAAATGGCGTGAAAACTGGAAAGGCAATATGGTGCCAGTTCTTAATCAATGTCAGTTCAGTTGGTTCTGCGATGGTAAATCGGATTATCCTGAAGATAGTAAAACATGGATTGAATCTTTGCTACTTGCAAGGCGAGTCTATGATGGTGAATGGACAGATATAACAGAAGGCGCTACTCATTATCATGCAGATTTTGTTTATCCTTATTGGGCAGATAGTTTAAATAGGACAACCACTATTGACAACCACTTGTTTTACAGATAGGATGGAAGAATGAATTTATTTTACTTAGACACTAAACCTACTACATGTGCTAAACTGCACTGCGACAAACACGTGGTCAAAATGATCATAGAATATGCTCAACTTATGTCAACTGCTCATCGTATGTTAGATGGTGTTGAGTATATGGATAAAACTAAGAATGGTAGAAACATTCGTAGATGGCGATTAAATGGTGCTTACAAAGAAGCAATGATTTACAAAGCTTCACATATCAATCACCCTACTGCTGTCTGGACTCGTAAATCAAAAGGCAATTATGAATACTTGTACAGACTCTTTTGTGCTTTGTGTGATGAGTACACACATCGATATGGTAAAGTTCATAAGACAGACGAATTGCTTAGAGACATTCTAGTTGATACACCAGATAATCTTCCTGATGGACGTTTTACAGCACCACCACCTGCAATGCCAGATGATGTCAAAAATGCAAACGTCATTCTAGCGTATCAAAATTACTACAATAAATACAAAAAAGATTTTGCAAAGTGGACTAACAGACCAGTCCCAAGGTTTATGACAGCATGAGAGTTCTAGTTCGAAACTATAGTACAGGCGAAGGTAGTGTTCGTATTTTTTCAGAGAGACCGTTCGGTTATAAACGTTATGTTGTAGAATGGAGATCAGACATTCAACCAGACTACGACTCTACACAAATGTATAGTGGTCTTTGGTATAAAGAAAAAGACGTAATAGAAGAGGTAGAGAAAACTCTTCATTTTGCAGGACAATTATAATGCCAATGTATACAGTACATAATTACGATACTGGAGAAACATACGATGTGTTTCTTAAGTTGGCTGAACGAGAAGAGTTTTTCGAAAACAACCCCAACATCAAACAATTGATATCAGCACCAAGTATTATTGGTGGTGTGACTAAACATAATGTTGGTGGTTTTGGTGAAGTCTTATCTAAAATCGGTGAAGCACACCCAGCCTCACCACTAGGTGATAGTCACGGCAACAAGTCACTTAAGAGAAGAAAAAGTGAACAGATTGTCAGAAAGCATATCGACAAACAGAACAAATCATAATAGGATAGAGTATGACTAAAATTAAGACCAGATTACTGGAGTTTGATGATCTAGAGCGTATCAGCTTAGACACAATACAAGAAGACGGTAAAAGATTCTATGTAGATGGTCAAGGTCAAAAATATCCAAGTGTCACAACAGTTACAAGTTTACTTACAAGAGAACACATTCAATTGTGGCGTAAGAGAATTGGTGAAGATAAAGCAGATGCTATATCTAATAGAGCTGCTAGACGAGGTACGGCATTTCACCAATTAGTGGAAGACTATCTTCGAAGAGAAAAAGAGTTCATAGAGTTTGATGATATTATCCAAGAAGGTATGTTTAAAGGTATTCGACCTGTATTAGATAGTATTGTACCTCTAGCACTTGAAGCACCATTATATTCTGTCAATCTTAAAATGGCAGGTCGAGTTGATTGTGTTGGTTTATTTGAAGACGTGTTATCTATTATCGATTTCAAAACATCATCTAAGATGAAGACAGATGATCAAGTTACACCTTGGATGATTCAAATGACAGCATACGCTATCATGGTAGAAGAGTTAACAGGCATAGAAGTTCCAGAAGTTAATGCTCTCGTTGCTGTTGAAGGTCAAGCAGGATTTCAGTTGTTTTCTGGTGACCCACAAAATTACGTAGAACAATTATGGGATCTCAGAAAGAGATATGAGAATTTATACGGCGTATGATTAATATAGCAAAGTATGATCAACCATGGATTTCAATCGTAGATAATTTTTTGACAGAAGAAGAATGTGCTCATTTCATTACACAATCTGTAAGTCAAATGAAAAAGGCATCTACTATTGCAGGTATGCATCATGCAAGAACTAATTCATATGCATGGTTAAAACATGATCATAGTGAGATTACACAAAGAGTTGGAGATCGTATAGCACAAACAGTAAAGATGCCATTAGAAAACGCTGAGAGTTTTCAAGTTGTATATTATGATGAAGGCGAACAATATCATTATCACTACGATGCATTCGATTATAATGCATTTACAGAAGAAGAAAAAACAAAACATTGGGACAGAGGTGGTCAAAGAATGTTAACTGCATTGTGTTATCTAAACGATGGCTACAAAGGTGGTGAAACAGGATTTAATCAGTTTGGTATTAACGTTCAACCTAAAAAAGGTCGAATGATAGTGTGGTTCAATTGTGAACCACGAACTAATAAAAGGGCAGAAATCTCTCAACACGCTGGTTTACCAGTTACGTATGGTGAGAAGTATGCTATGAATCTCTGGTTCAGAGAAAGTAAATTTACGTAGGAGTAATTATGAGTGAAGTGAAAATTGAAGTCGGTAAGACTTATGAAATCTCATGTGCAAACAAAAAGAGTGTATATGAGTTAGAGTATTGGGCAGATGCCTATGGTGAAGATGCCAAAAAGCGTATCAAAACAGAAACCATGTGGCGAAACGGTGAGTGGTTAATCACACCAACGAATGAAGATGAAGTCGAAATGCTAACAGATGCAATGACTCAAGGAGATTCTGATTGGTTTGAACCACAAGTATTTGAAGAAAATGAGTTCTTAGAATGTTGGGATGGTTGTTCATTCGATGTTGAAATACTAGAGTTTGATGGCGATGATGATGAAAGATCAACATTAATTGAAAATATTGAAGACGAAGGAACTGGTTGGTTCATGGACAATGATTGGGATACCTATGATTGTGAATATCTATTCTATGGTCCAATTGTAGTAGAAGAAACAGATAAGGAGATATTCTAATGGCAGATTTTTATAACGAAGAGAAGTTTACTCTAAAACAAGATTGGAATTGGGGTAAGATATTTCATAAAGCAGATGATTGGATTCATCAACAAGCATACGATAATGCATATGACAGTATGTTAGAGTATCTTGAAATAGGAAGTGAAGACGAACTTACCGAAGTTCACTTAGACGAATGTCAAGCACTTATTGATTACTTAGAAACTCCTTATTCAGAAGATGGACAAGGTATGGATATGAATGGTCATAGTCCAACATACTATGCATACTATAGAGTCATGATGGATTGGATTGAGAACTTTGATTACGATGAAGTTCAAGGAGCACCATTATCGTGATAGGCAAAAAAGAATTTACAGAACAAGTAGAACGTCTACTAATAGGAAACAAGGCAGATGTTATGAGTGCCATACTTAAAGTATGTGAAACAAATAACATAGAACCAGAAGGTGCAAAAAGACTTCTTTCAACTCCTCTTAAAGAGAAACTAGAGGCAGAGGCAAAAGGTCTTAAACTAATAGAGAGAGGCAAAACAACGAGAGCGTCTCTTTCTTCTTTTTTTAACTAGGAGTATATTATGAAAAAAGGTGATGTAGTATCAGTTGTAACCGTTAGCGGTGAATACGTTGGTAAAATGAGAGAATGGTCAGACAAAGGTCTAGTGATCGATGACCCTCGTATGATTTTATCTAATCCTGAAACAGGTCAAATGGGATTTGCTAAAGGGATTGCAGTTACAGGTGAAGAGAATCCAACCGAAGCAACTTTCAGTACAGTTGTCTTCGTATGTAAATCAAACGATAAGGTTACTGAAGCACACCAACTTGCTACAGGTTCAATTGTAACACCAGATAGTAAGATCGTTAAGTAGTGAATAGTAGAGATAGTTTTGATGCTTATCAGTTGTATCTTGGTATAAAGTTACACTTTTATACCGACAGTTATAACTTCATTCAGTACAATGGTAAAGTCAAAGCTGATCTCAAATCATTTCTTAAACGTAACGATAGGTTTCAATTTGGTAAACTAGCACGTAAGTATAATAGAGACTTACAAGATTTCTATATTGCGAATCTTTCATTCAAAGACTATTGGGTTGGTGATCTATTAGAACCAGATGCACACAAACGTTACACTGAATGGAAGAAACGTAATCAAAAGCTAAAGTATATGTTCGAAACAGAGGTAGGAAAGATCCTGGAAAAGAAGAAAATACAAGAGGTTTTGAAGGTAGAAAATGGAAGTCATCCGTGGCTTCTGAAACAATACTTAGCAAATAACATATCAATTGAAACAATGTCTATACTAGATTCAATAACAAACTATAGTACAGACTGGAGAAAACTTATATCAGAAACTATAATCTATCCTGATATACAGAACAAGATAGACAAATACAAAGTATTCTTATCATACGATTACGATAAGTTTAAAAAACTATTAATTAAATTATGCTCACAATAGTAGGTAACGGACCTAGTAGACTCAACTATGATCTTAATGAGTTAGATCACTGGTGGGGTTGTAATGCTATTTACCAAGATTGCATTCCTGATTTACTGTTTGTGAGTGACTTAGCACCTCAAAGAGAGGTGTTGTTAAATAATTATTACCATGATCATAAGATAGCAGTGGGTTCATGGGAGATACATGGCATTGAAATGCTTGAATTGATGCGAACAGGATTTGAATATTCGCACAATGATATCCGTGTAGATGTTGACTTAGAGAAACACGATAGATTTATAATACAAGGTAATGATTCGTATGTTGACTTCGTGGGTATATCCAGCTCTCACGGAAACAACATAGTTATGTATAATATTCCGCTGCTCAAGAACATGTTTACAGGTTTATGTGCTGTAGGTCATGCTATAACACAAGGTCATAAAGAGGTATGCTTACTTGGATTTGATGCTTTACAATATGATAATCCAGGTAATGTTTATGAAGGTAGATACAATTATTTACCTAAATATACCAAAGAGGAACGTGTGTACACAGCACAACGTTCTCAGTTTATTGCTTTATTAAAGAAGTTTCCAGATATTGATTTTTATTGGAAAAACTCACTAGATGAAAACGAAAAAATAGAGTATAATAAACTTGATTACTATGAAAGTAGTGATAGGTGGATTCTTGGTCACGGCTTCGAAAATGACTTCATTGAACTCGAACTCGAAATACCAGACGAAGAATCTTTAGATTAATACAATGCGATACAATGCTAATACAATGCGATACTATAGGAGAATACAATGTCGACATCATTAGATAAACTAAGGGCAGCAATGGAAACTGCCTCACCAACTCAAGGTGAAACAAAATCCTACGATGATGATAAGTACTGGAAACCAGAATTAGATAAATCTGGTAACGGATATGCAATCATCAGATTCCTACCAACACCTGAAGGAGAAGAAATGCCATGGGCATCTTACTTCGACCATGGGTTCCAAGGACCTGGTGGGTGGTACATAGAGAAGTCTTTGACAACTCTAGGTAAAAAAGACCCTGTGTCAGACTACAACAGTCAGTTGTGGAATACAGGCATCGAAGCCAACAAAGAGATTGCACGTAAACAGAAGCGTAGACTTCATTATGTGTCTAACATCTATGTTGTTTCAGACCCTAAGAATCCTCACAACGAGGGTAAAGTTTTCTTATACAGATATGGTAAGAAGATTTTCGAAATGTTGAAAGAAGCAATCTCACCTGCTTTTGAAGATGAGAGTGCTATTAACCCCTTTGATCTCAGAGAAGAAGGTGCGAACTTCAAAATCAAAATCAGAAAGGTTGATGGTTATTGGAACTATGACAAGTCAGAGTTCGATACTCAAATGCCACTGTTTGACGATGAAGCTCAGTTGAATACTATATATTCTTCACTGAATTCTTTGAACGAGATTATATCACCTGATCAATTCAAATCCTATGATGAATTGAAAGAGAAACTAGACAGAGTTCTAGGTCTCTCAGGTAACGTCTCAACATCAACTGCTGAATCAGTTGCAGAAGACCTAGAAGAAGTGCCTTGGTCTAATGTCAACACTGAAGCGGTTGCAAATGAGCCTGTAATCTCATCAGCAGAAGCATCTGTCGGAGAAAGTTCAGATGATGATGCGATGGATTACTTTAAGAAGTTAGCTGATAGCTAATTTCTTGGAATAGGGAGTAGTCGTTTTTTATTATGTGTCCTATGAAAGCGACTACTTGACTGAGACCGTGGAAATGGGGGAACTCAGTATGGGTAAGGATATCGTGAAAAAGCGGGATATCTCGTGTAGAGCGGGCTGCTGTAACAGTTTGGGGCGACTACACCTTTTTTTAAAAAGTCACTAGACAGTAACTAACAATTTTTAATATAATATAACTATGACAAGTGTAAAACCAAGGCAACACCCTAAGACTAGGAACGTTGAACCTTTTGATCGTATGTTACGTAGATTTAAAAAACTATGTGACAAGAAAGGCATCGTCAAAGAAGTGAGAGACAGAGAACATTATGTCAAACCTTCAGTGAAGAGAAACGAGAAGAATCAAGCTATCAAAAGAAAGCGTAAGTTAGAGGCTAAGAGGTCTCAACAAAAGGGTTATAGACGTAGATAGTGATCTACAATAAACTTAAATCAGCTGCATATGGTGAGGGAAGAAAATACTTTCGTTGGTGGTTGATTTGGACAAATAGATTATGATTAGAGTAGGTATAAATGGATTCGGTCGAATAGGTAGAAACGTCCTAAGGGCGATCTACGAGAGAAATGATTATGACGTAGAAGTTTGTCAAGTAAATGATTTAGGTGATATACATTCCAATATACATTTACTTAAGTACGATTCTACACACGGTAGATTTAACAAAGATGTCTTTGCATTGCCTGAAGGTGGTTTTAGAATACAAGATAAGAATTATCCTGTTGCTAATTCAAATCATTTAAACATTGAGTATCACTCTAAAAGAAACCCTAGTCTTGTACCATGGAATTGTGATGTACTTATAGAATGTACAGGTGCATTTACAGACGGAGATCGGTTTCGAAATATGCCATGGCAAACAATCATAGCACAACCTGCTTCTAACGTAGACAAGACCATTGTCTATGGTATCAATCACAAAACAATCGAAGACACCGATAGAGTCTTCTCTAATGCATCATGTACTACAAACTGTATATCATGGTTAGCAGATATCATTGATGAGACATTTGGACTTGAACATGGTTTTATGAATACAGTTCATGCATACACCAACGACCAAGTTATAGTAGACTCTCACCATAAAGATAAGTATCGAGCAAGATCAGGTGCAAACAATATCATACCTACAAAAACAGGTGCAGCTGAAACAGTTGCTAAGATACTACCACATTTAGAAGGCAAACTTACAGGATTTGCAACACGTGTACCTGTACAGAACGTTTCTATGTTAGACTTTACATTTAGAACAGAACGACCTACAACAAAGGCAGAGATTAGAGATAATCTCAGATTAAGAGAAGTGCAATGTCCTGAGTTCTTTGGATTATCAGAAGAACCACTAGTTAGTTCAGACTACAACCATGATACGAGATCATGTATCGTTGATTGGAATCAAACTCAGTTCTTAGATTCAAGAACCTTTAGACTTGTTGCATGGTACGATAACGAGTGGGCATTTGCCAATCGTTTAATTGATTTGGTGCGACATGTCGGGAAAAGGTAGTAAAAGAAGACCACAGGTCATTTCAAACGATCAGTTTGCTCAGGCGTGGGATAATATCTTCACTCGTAAGGTAACGCCAGATCATGGCAAGACCCAAGTTCATAAAGATAAGACTAAGGTAATTCCTAGAAAACAGAAATATAAAGATTAATCACTAGCTGTTTTGGGAAATAAGGCAGAATTCAAGTGTGAAACTCTATTGCCGTATTCACCTTGAGAGTAATTGGTATTATTAGTTTGAATAACGCTAGTAGCATTAATATCATTAGCAGAAGCGTAATTTCCTAGAGCTTCATATAATTCCTCTATGGTTATGCCTGTATTAGCTGCAATTGATTCTATAGTGTCATTAATTTCTCTTTGAGAATCTTTAAAACTATCAAATTCTCCTTGTTCGTCTGTTGAGGTTGTCCAATCCCATGCATCACCATTTTTTGCATACCAATCATTAAAGTTTTGCATATCTTTCAACATAGTTAAGAATTGAGGACCCAAAGCATCTGCCTCTTCTTGCCATGCTGCAAATACACCTTCACCATATGTCGTATCTGGATCAGGTGTAAGTTCAACAGCACCTTCATATGATTGGAGATTAACGCTATCCATTATTTGTTTGTCTATTTGTGCTTCAGCCCTGTCAATAATTTGTTGTGCTCTCCTTAGTTTCGATTCGTCAGATTCATCATCTAAACTACTCATACCAAAACCACCATATGGTGAACTATTTGCGGACATAAGTGACAGATTCATATTTTGAGTACCAAGGTTTTCCGCCAATTCTTCAACAGTTTTAATTCTAAATCCACCACCTTCTACTTTTTCAAATGGTGAACTAAGATCACCTGCGCCTGTGAACATTCCAAGATTGTTGTCATTTGCTGCCACTGAGAAAGTTTGATCGTGTATTGGAATCATTACATTGCCATCTGCTCCAACTTGATAACCAGTGCTATATCTAAGAGCTTGATATTTGTCGAAAGATGCATCGTTTAAGAACTGGTCTTCTGTTACTGGTGAACCATCTGGATTTGATAGAGTTAAATAACCATCAAAAGTATCAGGCATAATTAAATTGTCATCAATATTTCTGGCCTCAACATCTACATTATCTATCTTAGATTCTTCTATAACTTTACTGATATTTTCAACATTTTGTTTGCCAATCTCGGTACTAGAGTCTAATTGTTGTTCATTAATTCTATCGACTACCTCTTCTGTTGCTCTTAAAACTTGTCCTTCTGGATCATATTCTCTTGTGATGACATCGCCAATGACTCCTGTTCTTTCGTCTGCGAACATATTCTTTCTATACTTTTCAAGTTCTTCAGGACCTATAATACCATCTCTTGCCAATTTATCAAAAGCTTCTTTTAAACCAAATAACATTTCTTCATCTGTATACTCACCTTTACGAAGTCTTTCTTCTGCAGCCTTAATTTCTTCTTCGGATGCTCCTGTTCGTTTCATTGTTTCGAGATTGGTTTTCGCTGTTGTTTTTAGATATTCACCAACATCATCCATGTACTTGTTAGACGATAAATTCATTGCTATCTGTTCTTGTTGAAGTTGTTCAACGAGCTCGTCTTTACCAAAAACTTTAGCTATACCAATAGAAATATTGTAACCCATGTTTCTAAGACCAGTGACAAACTCACCTTTCTTAAAATAGTTCCACAACGCCATGATTCCAAGAACTAAAGCACCAAGTAACAGACCCCAACCTAGAATTGGCAATAGTAAACGACCAATACCACCTAATAATCCGCCTCTTGCTTTAGCGTCTTTTTTGTCTTTATCCTTTATGTCTTTTTTCTTTTCTTTCTTACGTTTCTTATCATCATCTTTGTCTTTCTTTTTAAAGATAGCTTTTAAAGGAACTGCAAGAATCTTGCCAAGACCCATTATAATATCAAAGACTGCTTTGAGTTTATCGAACAACATTTTCAGAGGTGTAAACATAGCACCGCCTCCGCCAAACAATTCATTAACACCACCCTTAATTTGATCAGTACCTTCTTTAAAAGGCTCAAACGCCTTCTTCATAGTTTCTTGGAAGTTCTTAAAGAATTCTTTCTGATTTTTTACGGTGTTGGTATCATCTGTTTTCTTACCATTTTTACCATTTTTTTCATTGACTACTGTGAATTCAGCATCTATGATTGTAACAGGTAATGCTTTAGATGTTTTTCCGCCACCAGGATTTGGATTTGGTAATGCTAATGTCGCCATTTATTATTGCTTCCCGAATGCTTTACCAGCTTCTGCAATACCAAATGACCCTAATGTTACCACAACAAATGATGTGTAGATTGTGTCTGATATTACTAAGTCTACGCCATTAAGACCTGTGATTAGGTCAACAATACCAAAAGCAACCATCATTGCAAATGATATGAAACCTATAATTGATTTTTCGTTAATTGCATTGTCATCCATGAAAAGAGCACCAAGTGAAAACTTCTCTTTAGGCTTTGCTTCGATAGCTGCCTTTTTGAGGTCTTTGGTTATCTCTTCCATTTCTTTGATCTTGTCGTTAGCATCATCTAACTTTAACATTAGATCAGTATACTTTTCGAGATCAATGTTGACTTCGTTTCTGTTGTCTACTTCGCTCATTTTAATTCCTTTTACGTTTACTATTCGCCTGTCTCATTCTCTCGTTTTCTTTTTCAATGTGTTCTTTCAGAAGATTTAGGTAAATTTCCCTTTCCCATGGAATCATATTCTCAAGTTCTGTTAAACTGTACTTATGATACTGCATCAAAGTAAAGTTTGTTTTATAATAACTTATAAAGTTATCATGTGAAAGGGCTACTAAAAAAAATTCTGTAAGCCTTTAATCTGTCTAACTCTTTCATCCTTACATTTAGGGCAGACAGTTTTTGTTGTAAGCGACAATGTTGGAATGTCTTCATAGAATTTAGTAATTTTACTAAATTGGTCTACAGTTAAACTATCTACAAACTTGTCTATTTCTGAATCAGGATATTCATCTAATTCATAAACATTCTCGCTGTCGATAATTCGTCTCATGGACATCCTCATCATTTTTTTGTTTTGCAGTTCTTCATCTTTTGTATCAGTGATGTCGATTAACTGCTGGGCAGATGGATATTTTAAATCAACAAACAATTCTTCTGTGAGTTGAACTCTATCTTCTGCCTTGTAGTTGCCTACAACTTCTACGTCTAAAAGATTTAACTTTGATGGTATCTCGCCATCGCATTCATCTTCTACACAATTGAATGTTACACTAGCCGTTTCACCGATAGACTTTGTTCTTATTTGTAAAAACAAATATTCTATATCTGTTGTTGTTAACTCTTTGACATCAACAGAACCGTCTGAAACAGATGTAACTATTCCTTCTAGCGCCTTAAATATTTCTTTTTGACTATCACTTTCTTTTGCCAATAACAAATTTCTTTGTTCTTTAACAAGAAATGGTCTGTAAGTCACTTCTTGTTGACTAATAGGCAGTGTAGTCGTAAACTTAGGCGCCGCCTGTATTGGTAATTCCATAATTTATCTCCTAATTAACCAAAGAGACCACTTAAGTCTCTCAGTCTATTTTCAAATCTATTTAAAGTCTTACTCTTATTACCAAAAACTCCGAGTAAATCTCTTAAAGCACTAATGCCTCTTATTCCTCTATTTAGACCGCTAACGTTTGACGGTTTTTCATATGAAACATCAAACGTTCTGTAAGCAATAGTGCATTCAAATTTCATAATTTCATCTGTAGATTCCCAAGATAATTCTTGAGCTGCAAATGCTACGGGATATGCTTCGTACAATGTATATTTTAAAGCACTATCTCCTTTTCTTGTTAATTGTGTAATTTCTACTTGGCCAACATAATCATTATAGTAAGAGAAAATAGGCATTGCAGAATTGCCTGTACTTTCTGAACCTGTGTAGACTATGGATTGCCAAGCATCTATTATAAATCTATCTGCAAACGTTGAGTCACATAAAAATGTAAATGTAGCTTCGTCATGTTGTGTTTGAAATGGCATCTTTCTTGTTGCGCCATATTCTGAAAACTCTGTTGTTTCTAATGTTCTACCAGGCAATGTGGCGCTGATACATCTAATACCTTCGAACTTAAAACCTGATAATTTTTCAGGTAAAAATAGATTTACAAGAAATCTATTTGATCTAGCACCTTGATCAAAATTAAATCTAAGACGATCTATGTTTAATTCTTCTCTTTGTTTTCTTCGTTTCTTAGCTGTAGTTACGGTTTCTCCGTATTTGTCTACATTGTAATCTTCTGCCATTTTTTATCCTATGATGATGTTAATACCTTTAAACTGTCTGCATAAACTTTTGTGACTGTATCTTTTTCGAATTGTGCAAGTGGTAACATTGCAACTATGTCCCAATATTCAGGCAGAATTTCCATTGCTGTGCCTTGAATATGGTCCATCCTATATTTCTTTAAACAAGGTTTGAAATATTTCATACGTGTGACGCTACTTAATATTTTATAAGTCATACGTATACGAGTTGTTTCATCGTAGTTTTGATTGTTAGTATACTTGAATAATTCATCTAACAATCTAGCACGATAACGAGGTGGTATGTAATGCAAGTTTAAACCTAGAAAAGTCTTATTTGCATAGTTCATCTCTATCATCAATACGCATGGAAAAGTATCATAGTAAGGCAATACTTCTTCATACTTTGCTATGTAAAAGAAACAGTACATTCTACCGTCAAGAAGTCTAGCAGTTTTTTGTGTCCCTTGACGTGTGTTCGTATAGAATCTATCTGAGGATATTTTTAGTCTTCGAATTCGTTTCGTCAGCCATTTCATGGCATCAGCTGATCGTCTTCGCAATCCGCTAGGTGTTTCTTCAGCTAATCTCTTTAATAGACTCATTTGCTATTATTTATGCTGATCGTAAAATTTTCCGTGTCTATTATTCTATTGTTTTGGGGGTGTAATTCTAAAAAGTAACGTAAATCTTCAAAACTAAAGACGTATGTACCCTTTGTTTCGACTACAACGCCTCCTGTCTCGCCTGAGAGGTCGAATAATTCACGAATGTTATATCTCACGTCACCCCTAAGGATCGGCTTGGAACGCAAATAGGAGTCTCGAATTTCTTTGGAAGTGTCTAAAATACCCCTAATTGACTCATCAGCGTGCATTTCGATGATAATATTAGAAATATTTCTTGCTAGACTTTCCGTTTTAAACATACTCAACCATTCATTGAAATTTAACTCTTTAAAACGTGAAAATTCACCTGTATTATCCCAAATGATCACAGGTTCGTCAAACTTACGTGTCTGCCGGATTGCATATACTCGAGCAGTTCCTGGATGTATGTAAATTCCTTGTGTTGATGGCAACTTAGGTGCTTTGAAGTGCGTAAAAGGCCGTTTGTACAACCCTTGAATAGGCGAATAGAGTCCAGTTGTCTTTATTTCGTTAATTAGATAACCGATCTTAAGTGCGTGAAATGCTTTGGTCTGATTTTGTTTTGCGGATATGAGATCGCCAGGTTCCCATTCGTTTTCTATGTCTCGTAGAAGTGCTTCGACAAATAAACATAGATTATGATCAGTGTAATCTCTTATACCAAATCCCCAATCACTTAAATCTCTATAAGTACAGAGTCTTGGTACACTGATACAATTGTAAAATGCTTCTTCTAGGTCGACATCATGAATATGATAGTCAGTTCTAATCTCTTCTGATGGTAAACGACTCATGTTCTACGATATGTTGTGTTGCTGGAAATAACTCTAAGAAGTATCTCAAATCTTGCTTCTGAAATACGTAATCGTTCTTCGTTTCTACGGTTACGCCTTCTCCTTCTGTTCTAAAGTATTCTGTTATTTCATCATCACACTTGCCTTTCAAAACAGGCAACTCTCTTTTGTACATATCTCTCATCGATGACATCGTTGCGATAAGATCGCTTCTTTCTTCGCCTACATGCATTTCTAAAATTTCACCATCAACATTTGCACCAAACTTATCACGTTGCGTATTAGAGAACACATCCATCCATTGATCGAATGATAAAGGTTCAGTATCAAATTTGTTGTAATTGTCCCAAACGATGACCTTTTTGTCTAATGCTTCCATTTGTAAATAAGCATGAACACGTGACATACCTGGATGGAAAAAGATTTGGTTTTCTTTTGTCATTTTACTTTGTAATGTTGAGTAAAGACCTACTGTTCGTTCTTGGCTGATCAACCAAGATATCTTACAAGCATGATAGAAGTGATTGTAGAATTCTCCTTCTAACAAGTGACCGTTTTCTTTTGTTAAATTAGGTACGTCTGATACGATACCCTTAATTAGATAAGTAGCGTAGTCTACTAAATGACTGTAGTTATAATTACCTGCACCAACCAGATGTTTATCTTTAAGTTCACCATAAGTTGTTAGATATGGTTTACGTCTGTTTTCACAAATCCATTCGAAACATTCTTTCATTTCATTAAGAATAGTTCCTTGTTGATCATCGTTAGCTAAAAAGAAGTGTTTAAACTTCTCGTGTTTACTAATACCTGTTTCTACTACATCATCAATTAAACGCATTTATAAATTTCTCCACTCTTGTTAAATCTTCTGGTGTGTCTACTGATAAACCCTCATCATCGACTTTGACCATTTTTACATCATAACCATTTTCTAAGAATCTTAACATCTCTACAGATTCAGCACTTTCTAATGGACCAACTTTCAATTTTGGAAACATTTCCAATTTTTCTCTACTGAACATATACAGTCCTAGTTGTTGATTGAATGGCACTTCTACTTTTTGAGTAAACGGTATACCATAGCGAGAGTAATAAATGGCAGTATCATTAAGACCAAGAACAGTCTTAACAACGTTTCTATCGTGAAGTTTGTAATCATCTTTAACTTCGACATAAGCATTTGTTACTCCAATATTGTCATCGTGTGAGTCTATTAATTTATCAATCGCATCTGGATTGATCAAAGGTTCATCACCTTGTATATTTACAAAATGTGTACCGTCTACTAACTCTAGGACTTTTGAACACCTGTCTGTACCAGTCTTGCATTCTTCATTAACAACGATACAACGAATACCTTTGATTGAACAGTATTGACTAATACGTTCATCGTCTGTTAGTACAACAATAGTGTCAAGTCTTTTTGACATGCAAGCCCGATCAAAGACTCTTTGAATCATTGGTACGCCATTGATGAGTGCTAGAGGTTTACCCTCAAAACGAGTCGAGTGCCACCTTGCAGGTATAAACCCTACAGTGAGAGGAGTTGTTCTATTTGGTTCACTGAGACTTCGCATTTCACTTGTCCATATCCATAATTTGCATGTATAAAATCTACGCCTGCTCTCTGAGCACATTCGCAATCACTTTGCATATCGCCGATGTAAACTGTATCTTTGGGATCGATATTACAAAATGCAATAGTATTTAGTAGTTGATCAGGAGAAGGTTTTCCTCTGAGGCCTTTTTTAGGTGAACAGATAAAGTCAAACTCAGGAAATCCTAATGACTCTAATACTGTTTTTGCTCTAACGCCATCTTTAGATGTGCAGATTGCAATCTTACAACCTCTGTTTTTTAGTTCTTCTAATACTTCGAATGTTTTTGGATATATTTCTATTTTATCTAACATAGTGTTAGACATTTCATCGTAAGTCTTTTTAATACTAACGTGATCATGGTGTATACCAATTTCTTCTAGTATATCATTAAATGGTTTACCAATATGTTTGGCATATTCTTCGAATTGAATTTCTATTCTGTGGTTTAATTGTACAATACCCCACGATAGTTTCATATTTGGTAGAGAATCGATTAAGACGCCGTCTAAATCAAAAACGTAAAGCTTCTTCATTTGTTTTTAGGTAAAATCTCCCTTTCTGTTAGTATTCTGAAATTCAACTTTCTGTCATCGCAGTATTCTTGAGCTGCTTTAAATTTCGCCTGATTTATTATGTATGTGTTTACTTCTGTTAAATATCGTTTAGTACGTCTAGTAGGTTCTTTTGGTGGAAACAATTGTTTGTGCGGTTTAACTTCTATGATTTCTCTTATCACTTGACCATGTTTATTCACATACTTAATATAAAAGTCTGGAAAATATCTATGTACTCTTTTGTCTAAAGGTGATCTATAAGGTATGATAAGTTCTTCACTACCCCATTCAATGATACTTTCATTGTTATCACAATAGACCATGAATCGTCTCTCTAATAGAGATCGATAAAATATCCTTGTTGGATCACCCTTATATTTTTTATAGTTCTTGGGTTTAAACCTTCCACTATATGGTTTTTTTGACATAAATAACTAAAAGACTTTCAAGGTATTTATAACACATGGCATATATCGATAAACTCATCAAAAAATTCAATAAGATTCAAGGTTCAATAAACTCTTTAAAAGGGGTAGCAGCTAAAATACAAGCTATCAACTATAACACTGCTATTGATCAATTAGCAGATCAAGTTGAAGAAGCAGAAAACAGAATCAATAAAAGAAGAACAAGTCTTGAAAAATCTTTGTCTGGAGTTGCATTAGCCAATACAGACGCTAAACAAGCACCTAAAATGGCGGAGAAAGGTTTGGTCTATCCTTATCATGATGAGTTAGCTAACTACTTAGTCTTTGATATTAGACCAAGACAAGATGGTGCCGATACAAGAGTTAATATTGGTGATGAAGAAACTAAGTTTACAATGCCAGATGAAATTGCTTTGTATATACCAGATACTTTAATTTCACAAGCAGCTGTACAGTACTCAGAAGAAGGCATAGGAACATTTCAAAGAGCAATTTCTAAAATAGCAGACGCCTTTGGTTCAGGCGACCTTTTAGGTACTATGAAAGATCAAGGTATGAAAGTAGGTAAAGAGTTTGCCATCAATATGTTGAATGAGTTGTCAGGTGGACTTACAAATTTAAAACAAGGTCGAGCATCAAATCCTCAAAAAGAATTGTTACTACAAGGTCTAGGTTTTAGAACATGGGATTTTACATTTGACTTCTTACCAAGATCAGAAGAAGAAGCAAGTCAAGTAAAAGAAATTATTACAACGTTTAGATATGCAATGTTACCAGCTGTAACAACAGGAAAACTCTT